GCAGCAGAGGCGACTGCAAATGCAGCAAATGTAGCACTTTATTCAACAGTAACAACAGATATTGCAACTGCTAAGGCTGCAGCAATCTCTGATGCAAATGCTCATGCAGATGCAGCAGTCGCTGCACTTGTTGATTCAGCACCTGCAATGCTAGACACACTTAATGAATTAGCAGCAGCAATTGCTGATAATCCAAATTATGCTACAGACGTAACAAATCTTGTTGCAACTAAGGCTGATAAAACATATGTAGATTCAGAAATCTCTGATCTTGATACAGCAGCACAGGGCTATGCTTCAGATGCACAATCTGCAGCAGAAACATTTGCTACAAATGCAGATTCAGCACTTTATATCACAGTAACTGATGACATTGCAACAGCAAAGTCCCAAGCAGAAGAAACAGCACAAGGATATGCTGACACAGCAGAAGATAATGCAATCGCTGCAGCAGCACTAGACGCTACAGCAAAGGCTAACGCTGCTCAATCTGCAGCAGAGGCTACCGCAGCATTGGATGCAACCTCAAAGGCTAACGCAGCAGAAGCAGCAGCAAACTCATATACAAATACAGAAATTACACAAGAAGTTGCAGATAGAAACTCTGCAATTTCATCAGCAATTTCTAGCGAGGTAACTAATAGAAACTCTGCAATTTCTGCAGCAGTTCAACAAGAAGTTACAGATAGAGATTCTGCAATTACCATTGCAATTAGTAATCTAAATACATCAGTTGGTGGAGATTTAGATGCTGCAATTGCTCAAGAAGTTTCAGATAGAAACTCTGCAATTGAATCAGCAGTAAATGCAATTGACACAGATGCTATTGAAGAAGGTCTAAATAATCTTTACTTCACAGAATCTCGTGCACAGGCTGCAGTTGCTGGTAATATTCAAACAGCAGTAACAGACGCAGTTGATGCAATTAATACTGACGCTATTGAAGAAGGTTTAAATAATCTTTACTTCACAAACCAAAGAGCACTTGATGCTGTAGGTGGAGACATTAATAATGCAATCGCTGCAGGTAACTCAAGCGCATCACCTACATACCAAGAGATTAACTTTACTTGGGCAACTAAGCAAATTGGTACATATACATGGGTTCCAAACTCAGGTATTACAACAGTTTATGAATGGAATGGTAACTCATTCCCAGCAGCGAAGTTCCTAGTAAGAGTTCGTGAAGGACAGCATTCACAGGTTTCCGAAGTTCTTGTAACTAAGGATGATAATGGAAATGTTGCTATCACAGAATATGCTATCGTTCATACAAATGGAATTCTTGGAGATATCTCTGCAGAATTTGCCAACGGTACATACTCATTAACAGTAAATGCAGTAAATAATTCAACAGAGGTTATCGTATCAGGCATGTTGCTTGCATACGGCGACTAATTTTTGATAAGGGGTAGATAATGGCTACAGTAAATAAAGACTTCAGAGTAAAAAATGGCCTACAGGTCAATGGCACTGGTAGTTTCGGAGGTGCTGTCGTAGTTGGTACGCCAACTATTTCAACACACGCTGCTACTAAAGAATACGTAGATTCTAATTCAGGTGCAGTTGTAGCAGGATCTACCCCTCCATCAGAACCAACAAATGGAAAGATGTGGCTAGATACATTAACAAAAAGAGTTAATGTTTATTATGATGGTGTTTGGTATACCCAAGCAACTATTGATGATACTCAAAATCTTCCACAACACATTCACGATACAGCAATCGATGGAACAGGATTTATTGTTACTACCTTCCGTGAGGGTGGAAGTTTCAATAGCCCACTGGGTCAGGGATTTGATGGTGGTGGACCAGATACACAATCTTGGGACGTTACCGCAGATGGTGGCTCACCAATTGATAACTTCAACTAAAAATTGATGTTATAATAAGAAAAGTAAAAGATGGGTAGCACCCATAAGGAGATAAAGAATATGGCAACAAGAATGCAGCAACGCAGAGGTACTGCTCAGCAATGGACTGATGCAGACCCAATTTTGGCAGCAGGAGAAATTGGATTTGAAACAGATACCAGCCAATTTAAGATTGGTGACGGCGTTAACGCATGGTCAGACCTCTCCTACTTCAAGAATTTAGAAGACCTAGGTGGAACACTCGATGATTATGTTCCGCTTACAGAAAAGGGTGTGCCAAATGGTGTGGCAACACTTAACTCAGTCGGAAGAATCCCACTTGGTCAATTAGCAGACCTTGTAGATTCAGCACCAGAAGCATTAGATACTCTTAAGGAAATTGCAGATGCAGTTCAGGCTGCACAAACAGCCCTTACCAATACTGAAGGAGCATTATCAGTACACAATGCTCTTACAGAAAGTGTTCACGGTATTGCAGATACAGCAGAGTTAGTAACAAATGCTAATCTTACAACTGCACTTGAGACAACAATTCAATCTGCAGTAGATTTATCTGCAGACTCACTATCAGCACACAATGCAAGCCACAATGTTCACGGTATTGCAGACACAACAGTTCTTGTTACAACAACTGCTATGAACGATGCAATTGATGATGCAGTAGCAATTGGAGTAAACGATGCAGTTAGTCAAGCAACAGCAACCGCAGCAGCAGATGCACAATCAAAAGCAACTGCAGCACTTACTGCAGCAGGTGTAGCAACATCAGCAGCAATTTCAGATCATAATGCAGATAAGACAAATGTTCATGGTATCTCTAATACAGATGACCTTGTTTATACAAATGACTCACGTCTATCAGATACACGTACACCATCTGATGAATCTGTAACAGATGCTAAGATCAGTGGAACACTATCACAAAATAAGATTACAAGTCTTACATCAGATCTTGCAGCAAAAGCAGCACTGGCTTCACCAACATTTACTGGTACACCAGCAGCACCAACTGCAACAGCAGGAACAAATACTACACAAATTGCAACAACAGCATTCGTAACTGGTGCAGTTTCAGATTTAGTAGCATCTGCTCCATCAACCCTTAATACACTTAATGAGTTGGCTGCAGCACTTGGTAATGACGCAAACTATGCAACAACAATTACAAATGCACTTGCAGCAAAGGCAAGTAAGACAGAACTTGATGCAGCAACATTATCATCATTCAATGCACAAGCATCAAGTTATACACTTGCACTTTCAGATGCAACAAATATGGTAGAAATGACAGGATCAAGTGCTAATACAGTAACTATTCCTACAAATGCCTCAGTGGCATTCCCAGTCGGAACTGCTATCGATATTTTCCAACGTGGAACAGGACAGACAACAATTGCTGCAGCAGCAGGAGTTACAGTTCTTTACACACCAGGTTTGAAATTACGTGCTCAGTACTCTGCAGCAACAGCAATCAAGCGTGATACAAACACTTGGATCGTTTCAGGCGACTTAACAGCATAATTTAAATACGAAAAGGGGAAGATATAAATGGGAATTATTAGAAGAGGCGGTAAAGCATCTAAGGCTGCTAAGCAGACTATTAGATACTGGGGTATTCAACCAGCAGACCCAGTTATTACATCAGTAGTACGTGTTGGAGTATCCTACCTTAGTGGTGATTATGATGTATATTTCATGCCAGGAGGCGGTGTCGGTGCTACAGCATCATCATACACAATCACTGCTTCTAATGCAACATATGGAGATAGAACTTTTACAGCAACAACTTCTCCTTATAGAGTTACAGGGCTACGTTCTGGAGCATCCTGGACATTTAAGATTAAGGCCAATGCAACAATTGGACAATCAAATACATCAGTAACTTCAACAGAAGTTTCTGGTGGATCACAAGACGTTACTGGTCTTCCAGGAAAGCCTGCAGCACCATCAGCATCTTCTCCATCGAACGTATCATACGATACAGTTTCATGGTCTGCACCTGAAAATGGTGGATCTGCAATTACAGGATATCAATGGGAATCTAACGACGGTAAGTCTGGAACAACCTCATCAACATCTGTAAACGTAAACCAAGAAGGTGGAACAGCACAAGCATATCGTGTACGTGCACAGAACTCTGATGGTTATGGAGAATGGTCTGACTATTCATCAAGCACTACAACATTTTCATTCGTACCTTTCTCAGTATTTGGATTCTCACCATTCGGTGTATTCGGATTCTCACCATTTGGTGTGTTTGGATTCTCTCCATTTGGATTCTCACCATTTGGCGTGTTTGGATTCTCACCATTTGGCGTGTTCGGTTTCTCACCATTCGGATTCTCTCCGTTCGGTGTATTCGGCTTCTCACCATTTGGTTTTTCACCATTCGGTGTATTCGGTTTCTCACCATTCTCATTCGGAGGATGCGTTGATGAAAATACATTAATCTCAGTTGTTACTGAAACTGGTGGATATGGAACAAAGCCAGCAAGTGAAGTTCAGCCTGGAGATGAAGTATGGGGTGTTGTATGGGCTGAGTACCTAGATGAAGGATTTGATTCTTCACTAGAATGGTCTTCCCCAACAATTACAAATCTAGAACTACGTAAAACAAAGGTTATTTCTAAGACACCACAACCAAAAACTGTAACAATGACAATTAATGGAGAGGCTTCTAAGAAGTTCTCACTTAATCAGCCAATTCTTACAAAGCGCAATGGTGCTTATATGTACGTTCTATCAGGTTCATTAGAACCAGGAGATCACGTAATTGAATATTCATATGAGCATGATGCCTTCTCTGAAGTACTAATTCAAACAGTACAACAGATTGAAGGAGATGCAAATACATTTAGATTTGACTGTGAAGATGCTGATACATTCATTGCAGCAAATCTAGTTATGCACAATCTGAAGTACTATTAAAATTTAATAAATAGTCGGGGGATATTGAGAGTGATTTATCATCATAATCATATCCCCCGAACTGCAGGCACATTTATTCATTCCCCTATTACTTCCTTATTAAATAGTAGGGGAATTAATTATTCTCTTGTATTTCAAAAAAATAAAATTGATGATGATAAAATAAAAAAATCAAAATATATTTTTGGGCATATTGGTTGTTATCCAGAAACTATTTTAGAAGATGTTTGTTCATTTTCGGTGGTACGTGACCCTTTTCAAAGATTCATAAGTACTTTTAACTTCTTCTCTGAGCATGTATTTTATACTAAGCCAACAATGGAATTGCTTGAAAAATGGGTTTATGATCCAGTATTTTCAGAAAACCATAGAAATATTCAGTCTAAGTTTTTGACTGGTTCATCTAATAAAGATCGCTGGAATGCTGCTACAAGACCAGAAATTGTTGCTAACGGCTGGATGATTGAAAACTATGAGTCTGATATCAAAAAAATAACAGACAAAATAGACATGATGAAAGTCGTATCTTTGGAAAATATTGATTCATTATTAGATTGGCTTTCAGATATTAGTAGGAGGGACTATGGGTTTCCTCTATTTAATCAAAGACATCCTATAAACGAGTCTTCAGGACTGGATTTTGAAATTCCTGAAAGCATTAAATCACGAATTGAAGAGTTAAATAGTATTGATTATCATCTATATGATTATGTCAAAACCAATGAGCACAAGTCTTTAAATGGTGTATAATAGTAAAGTCGAATGGAGACAAAAATGATGGAAGATTTTCCAACAGAAGGACTACAAAGCGTAAGTAAGTCCACACAACCACACAGATTTTTTGAAAGATATCTTAATAATGATTTAGTTCGTCTAGCAGGAGAACTACAAGACAGATACCAAAAAATTGAACAAGCACAGGTAACTGGTGTAACACCCGTTACAGATAATGAAATTTGGAAATCATCCAATAGCGTTTCAACCATGAAATGGAGACAGTACAACGTATTCCAGTTTCATATCGAAGAAATTTATCATTTATACCTTGCCGTGTCTGACATGGTTAAAGAAGCATGTGAATATTACGATATTGATTTTGACGAACAAAAATATATGCTACAGGGTTGGTTTAATATTAATCATACTAAAAAAGGCAAGTTGGATTGGCACGATCATGGTCCACTTGGAGCACCAAACTTTCACGGGTACTACTGTGTAAATGCAGAACCATCAATAACACACTATAAGGCATTTGATAAGTATGTAGAAAACTATAATACTAATAACCGTGCAATTTTGTCAGAAATGGGACATCCACATGCAATGGCTGATTGGGATTGGGATGGTCCTAGAATTACAGTTGCATATGATGTAATTCCACTTAGAGATATTATGCGTTTTGGGTCTTCACAAGAGCAACACTGGATTCCTTTGGCATGATAGCAATGAAACCACCACATAAGTTCTTTGACAGATTTCTAGATAATAACCTAGATGAAATGTACACCTACCTTGAAATGAAGCAGGACGAACTTCTTGCAGGAACCCTTACAGAAATTCCTAGAGAAGAGTTATCAAAATACAATAAAGATAATGGTGCTGCTACGCAACTTGGTAAATATTATAATATCTTTAATTTTACGCACCCATCAGTTCAAGCACTGAAGTCTGCACTGAGGGATATTATGATTGAGGCATCAGAATATTATGGTCTTGATTTTGAAGCAAATAAGTTTGCAATTAAAGGTTGGTTCAATTATGATCCAAAAACAATTGGAACTAGTGGAGTTAACCCATTAAAGAATGAAAGATTCTTTCATGACCACATGGGCGGAGAAGGTGCTCCAGTATTTCATGGATATTACTGCGTAAATGCTGAGCCATCATCTACTTTTTATAAGATTAATGGCGTTGATGCATTTGAAAACATTAATAAAAACAATAGAGCAATCGTTTCTGAAACTGGACATCCACACGGTAGAGATGACTGGTATCAAGACAAGCCAAGAATTACAATCGCCTATGACATAGCACCAGCAGTCGATGGCCTTGGTAATGGATGGATAGAACTGTGAAAAAGTTAATCTGTTTTTTATTTGGTCATGATTTAGATGTTGCTACATGTCCAGTAACTGGAATTAAACTCACACAATGCAAAAGGTGTGAGCCTAAACATCCAAGAAGTTTTAATTTTAGTTAACCCTCAACTATCACTTTAGGTAGAGTTTTACTTTTTAGAAAACTCTGCTATACTTGCTTTATTACAGTTTTTTAAAAGGAGAAACACATGTCAGATTTTTTTAGTTTTCGTTTACCAGATGAGTTCATCAATGAGTATAAAATCAAGGAGTCGCCTTTTGGTTTTGTAGACGCTGGTAATAATTCTTTGGGAGAGATTACGTTTATTCGTACCTACTCCCGTATGAAGGATGATGGAACTAAGGAAAGATGGCATGAGGTTTGCCGTCGTGTGATTGAGGGTATGTACTCAGTTCAAAAGAACCATGCCAAAGAAAATCGTCTACCATGGAATGACTATAAGGCTCAGTCATCTGCCAAGGAAGCATTTGATAGAATGTTTAATCTTAAGTGGACACCCCCAGGACGTGGTATGTGGACATTTGGTACAGCCATGACAATGGAAAAGCGCAACTCTGCTGCTCTTCAAAATTGTGCAATGGTCTCAACAAAAGATTTAGATAAGAATGATCCAGGAGCACTATTTGCTTGGGTTATGGATGCTCTCATGCTTGGTATTGGTGTAGGGTTTGATACCGTTGGTCAGGAAAAGAATTTTACAATCTATGAGCCAACTGAGCCAGTACAGATTTATGAAATTCCAGACACTCGTGAAGGATGGGTAGAATCTATTAGACTTCTTCTTAATTCATTCCTGAGAGCAAATCAAAATATACAAGAATTTAACTATGACCTCATCCGTCCGCTAGGAACACCAATTAAGGGCTTTGGAGGGGTTGCCAGCGGTCCAGAACCATTGATTCGTCTACATAACTCTATCCGCAATGTAATTGGCTCTAGGGCTGGACAGATACTAGATTCAAGAGCAATTGTTGATATTGTTAATCTAATTGGAACATGCGTAGTTGCAGGAAATGTTCGTAGATCGGCAACCCTTGCTTTGGGTGCATCTGGAGATGAAGATTTTATTAATCTTAAGAATGCTGAAGTTTTCCCAGAACGCAATTCATTTGATTCAGAAAATCCAGGTTGGGCCTGGATGTCTAATAATTCAATTTCAGCAACAGTTGGAATGGATTATGATAAATACACAGATTTAATTGTTAATAATGGAGAGCCAGGTTTTATCTGGTTAGATGTTGCTCGTAATTATGGTCGTTTGGCAGATCCAGCAGATGGAAAAGATTATCGTGTTATGGGCTTTAATCCATGTGCTGAGCAACCGCTAGAATCATATGAACTTTGTACATTAGTAGAGGTTCATTTAAATAGACATGAATCTAAAGAAGATTTCTTGAGAACATTAAAATTTGCTTATCTTTATGGCAAGACAGTAACGCTTCTTCCAACACACTGGCAACAGACAAATGGAATTATGCAACGCAACCGCCGTATTGGAACATCCCTAACTGGTATTGCATCATTTGCAGATCAGAAAGGTTTGCCAGCAGTTCGTGAATGGATGGATGAGGGATATCAAACAATTCGTAAATATGACCGTCAATATTCAGAGTGGCTATGTGTTCGTGAATCGATTCGTGTAACAACTGTTAAGCCATCTGGTTCTGTATCTATTCTTTCTGGTGCAACACCTGGAGTTCACTGGGGTCCTGGAGGTAACCACTTCCTTCGTGCAATTAGATTTGGAAATACAGATCCAATGATTCACTTGTTCAGCGCAGCAGGATATAAAATTGAAAAAGATGTTGTTTCAGCAAATACATCTGTAGTATATTTCCCAGTTAAATCTGGACACCCACGTTCCGAAAAAGACGTGACGCTATTTGAAAAGATTGCACTTGCAGCAACTGCACAAAAGTATTGGTCAGACAATGGTGTTTCTGTAACTCTTTCCTTTGATAAGGAAACGGAAGCAAAGCATGTTGCCCCAGCACTACATATGTATGAGGGACAATTAAAGGCTGTATCATTCCTTCCAATGGGAAATACAGTATATCCACAACAACCATATACTCAGATTTCTGAAGAAGAGTATAACAGTTATATTGGACAGATCAAAAAGATTGATTTTTCTGCTATTTATGAAGGTGTGGATAACTTGGAAGCAATGGGTGAGGCATACTGCACAACCGATGCATGCGAGATTAAGATAGGATAACCATGAAACTTATTGGAAACTTTATAAACCAAGAAGATTTAAAAACAGTACAAGAATATATTGCTACAATCAAATTCAACACAAGAGAAGATCACGATCCGCTACACGATGCGCTATTTGATAACGAGGGTACAAAGTTTGACATTCATACACGTGGAGAGATGCCAGATCATATTCTACAAATATTTTCAAAGTATTCAAGAGGTTTTTATGAGGCAGTTCAATCAGAATCAGAACTAGACTATCACCCACCAATGTTTTCAAAACACTATATTGCACGTTATAGAAATGGTGGAGAATCAGAGCCACATTTTAATATGGAAAAACCAGCACACACATTTGGTTCTTATATTGTTTGGCAAAATGCAAAGTCTGGTGGACATATTATGTTTCCAAATCGCAATCTTGAAATTGCTGCCACCCCAGGCGACTTATTTATTTTTGAAGAGTCTGAACAGGATAAACATGGCATTAGCCCAATTCTCGAAGGAGAGATGTTTGTATCTGAAGCATGGATGGGAACAAAAGGTCAGTTGTGGATGCCTAACAGAACTCCATACGAACAGGTTCAATGGGACGACTGGGAAATAAAAGGCTTTCATGATTGATCAAATTAAACACAATTCTAGATTTATGGATCCAGAAGATGCAAGGCTAATTGCTGAATATGCAGCAGCCATTGATGCTAACTTTACAGAGTATGGCAATGGGGAAAAAGAGTTTACCTTTTTTGCTTCATTTAACAATCCAGAGGTACTGAGGCTTTTAAACTTTTATGGAAATTTAGCAATGTCATTTGTTAAAAATAATTATGAAGGTCCTTTTGAACCGTATGATGAATCAAAAACACACGTTGCTAGGTTTATAGAAGGGTTTGGTATGCATGAACATTATGATGTAAATAGACCAAACGATATTGCAACTCTTATTTATCTTAATGACAACTATGAGGGTGGAGAGATCTATTTTCCAGCATACGATGTGTGCATAAAGCCTCAAGCAGGAGATTTAGTTTGTTTTCCAGACAATGAAAAATTTGTCCATGGCGTTAAACCAATCTTAAGTGGTACTAGATATACCTCTCCAAGATGGTTCACACGCATTGTATGATAAAATAGACTATTATGGCAAGTCCTTCTAACCTGTATGCTGAAAAAATATTTGCAGAGCACCCAAGCGTGTTTTGGGCACTCGATGATCAGGCTGATTACATTTCTTTATTAAATGATAGAACTTATACAGACTGGACTTTCGGCGGTACCTCATCAGAGGAACTTCTAACAAATAAAGGGGATGCCCCATTTCCATCTAGTGAACTACTACTTATCAAAGGAAATATACCAACTGGATCTAGTTCAGCAATAACTATAATCAGCAAAGACATTAACAATTTTACTGAATTAAACCAATCACTTGCTACATTTGCTACTGGTTCATACATCAAATCTCTTAGTGCCTTTATGACAAACGTTGAGATTGGTTATGAATATTTTGATCATACTACTGGGTCTATGGTTCAGCAATTAACATCTCTCGACGTTGCAGTTGTTAATAAGTGGTTTTTTGTTTCAGACACATTCAATATTCCATCTGAGGATGCAGTATTTAGAATTGTTATTAAAATTCATTATCTTGCTGGTGGACAGACACCAAATGATTATCAATTTTTAATTAATGGTGTTTCAATTGGTCAATGGTGTGAAGAATTTAATTCTACATCGTTAGGCGTACAGATTTCATCAATTCCATCAAATATTGCAGTTAATTCAACAAATGGAATTGTAGCAAATGCATATGGATTATTCGATAAGGCAGGATATTATCTAGCAAAAAATAACTCCTTAGTTGCAAAAAATTCTGGTATTCCACTTGTATTTGGATCACAAAATACCACAGTACTATATTCAAATTCAAACGACCCATCTGTAATCATTCCAGGTCAAGGATTTTTGAATGACCTTGGAAGATTTAAAGAATACACAATAGAAATGTGGGTAAACATTACAACGGATGCAGTAAATAAAACCAGAATTTTTGGACCAATTGCTTCGACTGATGGTTTATACGTTCATGGTCCCTTTATCACATTCAAGGTCGGAAATGACTTTGGATCTCATTATATTGGTGAATGGTCAAAGCCAATGTTGCTTCATGTCCGTGTTTCCAATAATAACGCATCGCTCTTAATTAATGGAGAACAGGTTATTTCTTTTGCTATTTCACCACTCACACTCAATCTGCCACTTGAATATAATGCCGAGACTGGCAAGCATCAAGACTGGCTAGGCTTCTACGCATATGATAATGTATCGCCATATATGATTGACTGTGTTGCTATTTATCCATATCAGGTTTCGACAATAGTGGCTAAGCGTAGATTTGTTTATGGGCAGGGAGTAGAGTTTCCAGAAGTAATTAATCATGCATATGGTGGAACATCAGTATATATAGATTACCCATTTTCCAAGTATGCAAACAATTATATGTATCCAGATACTGGAGAATGGAATCAAGCAGCGGTAGATAATCTTGAAACGAACAACGGCATACTATCTACTCCATCCTTTAATTTGCCAGATTTTATATTTTCAAATAAAACACAATCAAATCTATTTACAGATTGCGATAGTATACAATCAGAAGAATATAAGTTTATTACATTTAGACCAAATTCTTCTTGGGATAATACTAATGCATATATTTATTATAATAAACTAAATATGATCTCTGAAGAGACAAAAGCATTTTATGGTATTTTTAAAATTAAAGAGGCAATCACTGGTATACCGCAGGTATTGATTAGGGTAGAAGATTCGACCAATAATAACTATTTTTCCATTGAGGCACAAGATCATAGAATTGATTATATATTAAAATATTCTGGAACCACAAAAGTTATCTATTCATCTCCAGGGGTTGAAGTTGGAACAATATTTGCAGCAGGTATAAACATTGATGATTTTGCTAACTACTATGGAAAAAATCTATTATCGTTTTTTGGAAACAAAAATCAATTAAACGTTTATATTGGTGGTACAAAAGAACTATCAAATACTTTTACTGGTAATATCTACAAAGTTGGTTTTACAACTGCTAGAAATATTAGCAATGTTGATTTAGGACTTAACTTTAAGGGTGTTCCTTATGACTATGAAGATGTCTTTGAATACTTTGATGGCGTAACACCAATAGATTCTGGTGATTCATATTTTGGAGACAATGTAACATTTTGGCAATATTTATTAAGTGGCGGTACGCCATCAGATTTTTCAGTACAGCGTCTAGTTGATCATATAGCAAGCCACACACTAATTTTTGAAAAGATATTTGACAAACTAATTCCAGACATTGCTACAACTGGATATTGGGAAGATAATCTTCCGCTTACATATTTTGGTAAAAATATAGTAGCAGATGATGGGTCGACGGTATACGGTCTGGATTTTATTCAATTTAATATTGACTATCCTGCACCATCTAAATATACAGAATCAGAAACCACGGGCACTTGGAACTATGCAGAACTAAAATCTGAGTATGAAAAACCAACTCAAAAGACATATGCTTTATTAGATAATCACCTATATACTAATTATGATAATTATGATGATTTAGCACAAAGATCTATAAAGAATTACCTATACGATACCTCTAATTCTTTGGTAAGATCCTATATCACTTTCCAATATACTAAAACTGGTGCAAATGCTCAGCCTGGTTATTTTACTCGTATTGAAAATGCCACAAAGAATGGAGTAGTAATTCCTGGCTCTGATTGGCAACACACTAAATATGAAGTGGTAGATAATATGGTTATCTATCCACCAACACTAGTAGACTTTAATGACCTATCTATTGTCTTACACTTAGAGTTTGTAGTTAATGGAGTTAGATTTAATCCAGTTAAGGTGAGATCATTGCAGTTGGCATCACAAGCACTAAACGCAAACCAGTTGACTCCAATTGGTACAAGGTTCGGTACTGATGTTTATCCATATACCAAAGATGGATTTTATTATAATTATAAGCATACAAATCCATACACCATTTATAAAAAGAGCATGCCATACTTATATCTAAGTAGAAATAGTGGCTTTGAGATTAAGGGCACATATAATCCACAAATTGATAGAGGTCTTTCTATTAAGATTAATTCAAGTAAGGCATCTGACTATCAGGTTATGGCTATGCAGGTATTCCTTAAATATGATAAAGACTTTTTCCCATATGCCCCAACTCCAATATTTAATATATATGGACGCAATAGTTCTTTGAATTTTTATATGGTTGCAGATAGTCCAGACGGTAGACGTGCAAAAATTTATGCAATTAACTCAGACACTGGAAGACTGGAAAACGGTATAGCATTTTATATAAATGGAAAATTGGTTAAGAACCCCGTTATAACTGTAAAAGAATGGTCTGTTTTGGGAATATCGTTTGCCAACATCATTGATTATACAAACTACACTGGTGAGTTAAACCTAGTTGGACCACTTGTATTTAGTAATATATCGTATTATCAGTCTACAACCCTTCAGGAAGTAAAGACTGTCGTCAAGCGTCAATGGTTCCAGGTTCTCAACAGTGGATCCTCAGTTCAGGATTGGGAGTATTGGGTTGACGCTGGTAACTGGAATAACGTACTAATCCTATCTACCACAAGTTATTATGGCGTAAATCCAAAAAATATTTACGATGCCTTTGCTGGTACTAATAAGATAATTATTGATGATGAAAGGCTTTTAATGTTTGACAACTATGAATATAACTTCAATACAGATGTAACATGGCAGTCTAAAGTCATCAACGCAGTATAGTATGGTATACTGGTGGTTATGAAAAACAAAAACAATGCCCCTTTTGGTAAAGACGGAAAACCAAGAATGCCTGGTCAAATTGGTGATACCAAGGTTACTTTAATTGAAAAGAACTATGACTGGGGTCTTTATGTTTGGAAGAGGGCAAACGGCAAATGGTTTACTGATGGAGAGGGTAACATCCTAAACATTCCATCTATGAAGGGTGATATTGCTCAGATCGCTAAATTAAAGCAGGCAGCAGCATACTACGGTGAGCCAGATGGAGAACCATACTTCTTTGCTGGATTGGGAAGGGTAACCGATGAAGAATACTCTGAACAAAAACAAAGAATGGCAGAAGGACTAATTCCTAACCTTAACGATTTAGGTGCTGTTCAAGCAGCAAAAGACACAATTGCAAAATATGGAGCAACAGACTAATGTCAAACGAAGATCAGATTTTTATTAATGCGAATATAGACACACCATCTAGTTTCTTGGATCAGTTTAAACAAGAAGATCCATTCAACAAGGTTTGGTCTGAACTAAAAACATATTCTGGTTTGGGAAATAATTTTAAGCGTCGCACAAACAGAATTGCAGAAAAGTCTTTAGCACCAGATAATATGCAAGGCTACATGGATAGTGCAAGAGCAAATCAAAGCGGTATTGATGGTGCACGTTCAAAAGAAATTAATCCTGGAACAGTATACAGAAATGCATATGGACTTTTTGATGTTATTACTCCACCATGGAATGTTTATGAATTAGCAAATTTCTACGATACTTCATTTGCCAACCATGCTGCTATTGATGCAAAGGTAGAAAATGTTGTTGGTCTTGGATATGATTTTGAACTATCTCCAAGCACAATGCTTAAACTAGAATCAAACTCAGACTCTGGACAGGTTGATAGGGCAAGAAATAGAATTGAAAGAGCAAAGATTGAAATGCATGCTTGGATTGAATCATTAAATGATGATGATTCTTTTACAACTACAATGACCAAGGTATATACAGATATGCAGGCAATCGGAAATGGTTATCTTGAAGTAGGTAGAACAACATCTGGACAAATTGGTTATGTAGGCCACATTCCAGCAACCACAATGCGTGTTCGCAGACTACGTGATGGTTATGTTCAAATTATTGGACAGAAGGTTGTTTACTTTAGAAACTTTGGCGCAAACAATCCAAATCCAATTACAGATGATCCAAGACCAAATGAGATTATTCATTTTAAACAGTATTCACCACTAAATACATTTTATGGTGTTCCAGATATTATGTCAGCAATTAATTCACTTTATGGTGATCAATTAGCCTCACAATATAATATTGATTATTTCAGTAACAAGGCTGTACCACGTTATGTTATTACACTTAAGGGTGCAAGACTATCATCTGATGCTGAAGATAAAATGTTTAGATTTTTACAAACCAATCTTAAAGGACAATCACATAGAACACTTTATATTCCACTTCCAGGAGATACGGATCAAAATAAAGTTGAGTTTAAGATGGAGCCAATTGAAAACGGTGTACAAGAAGGTTCATTTGAAAGATATCGTAAACAAAATCGTGATGATATTTTAATTGCTCACCAAGTTCCACTTTCTAAAATTGGTGGAGGAGAAGCAGGTGGACTTGCTGCAGCACTTGCACAAGATAGAACCTTTAAAGAACAGGTTTCAAGACCAGCACAAAAGGAATTAGAAAAAACTCTAAATAAGATTATCAAAGAAAAGACAGATATCCTATTGCTGAAGTTTAAGGAATTAACTCTGACTGATGAAATTGCTCAGTCACAGATCATTGAAAGATATATAAAGACTCAAGTTATGCTTCCAAATGAGGCAAGACAGACACTTGGACTTCCTCAACGGGAAGGAGGAGATGAGCCTTTCCAGCCAAAGCCAGCAGATAATGTGCAAAGAGCAAGGGATGGGGAGCGACTAAACAACCAATCTGATGGTCCAGCCACAATTAGTGGACGGAATCCAAAAGGCGAGGGTAGATCTTCTCAATAGGTTATCCACAGGTTTATTCACAAGTATGTGAAAAAAGGCTCTATAATATATTTAACATGACTATATCCAAAGCCCATTGGAATACTGATGGCGACTCGTTAAGGCTTTCCTTACCACTTTCTAAGGTGGACAAGGAAAGACGCATTGTTTCTGGCTTTGCTTCACTAGATAATTTAGATAAGCAAGGCGATATTGTTACATCAGAAGCATCAATGAAAGCATTTAGTAATTTCCGTGGAAACATTCGTGAAATGCATCAACCTCTTGCAGTAGGTAAGATGGTTAATTTTAAAGCAGATAAATATTTTGATCCAAATACAAAAAAGTTTTATTCTGGTGTTTTTGTATCTGCATATGTTTCTAAAGGTGCACAAGATACATGGGAAAAAGTTTTGGACGGTACACTAACAGGATTTTCAATTGGTGGACGTATGAATAAATGGGATGATGGTTATGATGAGAAATCAGATTCTACAATTAGAATTATTAAGGATTATGATCTTGTTGAGTTGAGTCTTGTAGATTCCCCAGCAAATCAATTTGCAAACATTGTATCTGTTGAAAAGGTAGATGGAGTAGATGTTGTAAAGGGTGCAGACGTTGAATTAGAAAATGTTTTTTATGATAAAGAATCTGGATTAGTTATGATTTCAGATCAAGAATCTGTTGTAAGTCCAGTTAGTGGCGATCAGATGGAAAATATAGGTTTCGTTGAAAAAGAAGACAACGAAAAAATGAATATAGTTAAATTCTTAGTAGATAGTGCTAAAGGCATTGATACTAAGACCATAGAGGAGGTAAATCCTATGACCAAAAAAGCAAAGGCTGTTGAAGAAACAGTCGAAGTTACAAAGTCAGAAGAGATTGCTCCAGAGGCTGTTGCCGAAGAAACTCCTGTGGTCGAAACAGAAAAAGCAGCATCAATGGAATCAGAAAATACTGAAAAGCCAAAAGATGATGAAGAAACTGAAAAGGCTGCACATCCAGATAAGGAAACCGAAGAAGAAGATTCTAAGGAAGGTCCTAATGCTGAAATGGACGAGGAGAATAAGGCAAAGAAGTCAGACGAGGCAATTGTTGATGCAATTGCGGATGTTAAAAATACACTTACATCAGCCTTTAGCGATCTTGTTACAACTGTAAAGGCTTTGCAGGCAGAAGTAGAAATGCTTAAGTCTACAAAGGTCGATACAGATGCAGTAAAATCTTCACTTGAAGCAGTCGCCAAAGACATCGCTGCAACATCTGAAGTAATTAATAGATTTGGAAAGCGTGTGGACGCAGTAGAAGCAGATACGGCATTCCGAAAGTCTGGCGATCTAGGCGAGATCGTGCAGGATCAACCAGAAATGGTTGAAAAATCCTTATGGGGCGGACGTTTCCTCAAAACAGCCGACTTATTTAAATAGGTAAAAAGAAAACTTGGAGGTGACAATATGTCGGAAGAGTTAATTAAAAATCAACCAGGAGAGTCTGGAGAACTAGGTGGGACAACACCAGGTCTTTACCAGTCACAAGGTGGATTTGCTTCAGGATCTGAAGCAGGTTCCAATATTCCTGGTAACTATGCTACAGGCGGTGTCCTTGGTAATATTCCAAATGCAAATTTGGGTTTGACCACAGGTCCTAACGCAGTAAATCCTTCGGGTGAGGCTGGAAGCGGAATTCTCCGCCCTGAACAAGCACAGCGTTTCATCGATTATGTATGGGATGCTACTGTTCTCGCCCAAGACGGTCGTCGTGTCACAATGAGAGCAAACACCATGGAACTTGAAAAAGTTAACGTTGGTGAGCGTGTTATTCGTGCTGCTGCTCAAGGTGTTGGCGATTACACAAATACTGGTGCAACATTCAGCAAGGTAGAACTTACTACAAAGAAGATTCGTCTCGATTGGGAAGTTTCTGCTGAAGCACTCGAAGATAATATTGAGGGGGCTGCACTTGAAGACCATCTCGTTCGTCTTATGACAAACGCATTTGCTAACGATATCGAAGATCTCGCTATCAATGGTGATGGTTCAACAGGTAACTTCCTTTCTATTATGAAGGGCTTTGTTAAGAAGCATCAAGACAACGGAGATTCACACGAATCAGTTGTTACAGTTGCTGACAACGCTTGGACACCAGAGGTAATGCAAAACATTATCCTTGCTATGCCACGTAAGTATCGTGCACTTAAGAATAATCTTAAGTTCTATGCAGGTACAGACGTGTTCGCAGGTATCGTCAAGCATAACGGAACTCTCGCTGATGCAATTGCTGAAGCAATGGGTAACCGTGTTGCTGGTACATCTGCAAATCGTCAAGCATACCTTGATGGTTCTGCACAGACATTCGGTGGAGCACGTACAACTCGTGTTCTAGGTATCGATGTTCAAGAAGTTCCTTACTATCCTGCAGGTTATGTCGATTTGACATTCCCTCAGAACCGTGTTTGGGGCTTCCAACGTGATATCGTCGTTAACCGTGAATACAAGGCGAAGAAGGACACAATTGAATACACAGTATTCGTCCGCTTCGGTATTCAATGGGAAGAAGAAGACGCTATTGCATGGGCAGACGCTGCTGCAGATGCATAATCTGTAAACAGTAACCTTTGAGAGGGGGTAGGGGTTGAATCTCCTCCCCCTCTTAATTTTTTAGTAATCTGTTATAATATAACATTGGAGGTAATAATATGTCAGAAAATTTTAATGATGATGCTGAACTCGATGCGATTTTAGATCAACTAGTTAAAGATGAACCAGAGGCACAAGAAGAGCCAAAGGTTGAGGAACCAGTTGTAGAAGAGACAAAGGCAGAAGAACCAAAGCCAGAACCTTCTTTCATATCTGCTGTATCCACTCCTGCACCAGATGCAGAAGGAAAAGATGCTTTAGGGTATGTTGCAAATGGTGTAATTGGTGTTGCAAAAGCAGAACCAAAGGCACCTGCAAAGAAGAAGGCTCCAGCAGCCAAAAAGGAAGTTTCTTATGTAGTTGCAGAACGCAGCGTATTTTGGAGCGGTGTTGGAAATCTAAATAAAGGATTCAACGTTATTTCAAAAGAGCACGAGGATAAGTGGTTATCTAGAGATGGCGTTCGCAAAGCCACACAAGACGAAATTGATAAAGAGCACGGTAACTAAAGATGGAAGTATTGAGAGTTCCGCCTTATCCTTTAACAACCACATGGATACTACCCATAGCAAACTATGAGTACATTGTGTATGTTGAGGATTTGGTGGATCACTCAATTGAAGAAACCAACATTATGTCAGATGAAAATGGCAAGTTGGTATATGAATTACCACTTACAAAGGTGCAGTTCGATAGAAACTTTTTAATTAGATTTTATGATACAGAGCATGAACATGTTTTGCATGAAGATAATTTATCTATTATTAGGCCATATGTAAATCCAAGTGAATTTGGAGATACCGCTTCAGATATTCAAGAATACAAGAATTTGGAATTAGTAGCAAGATCTATTATTGATACATGTGTCGGAGATGGTTTTTATAACCATAAATTAGTTTTAAATGTTGTTGGTCAGGGTACAGACTACCTACCACTATGGCACGATAGTAATCGTGTATTGAAAGTTTATGAAAATAATATTTTAGTTTATGATGTAGAAGATGCAAGCAATTATGCTTACTCCTATGATATCTTATTAGATAATTCTGGAATTTATAGAACAGAAAACGCAACTTCAACAGATGAAAGAAATAGAATGGAATATAATCCAACTAAGATTATTGGATCATCTGGAGATTTGGGATTTGTTGGATATAGAATAGGCGATTTTCCTAAAGGATTTGATTATACTGTTGTTATGGATGTTGGATATAAGGTTGTTCCACCAGATGTTGTTGCAGCAACCAAAATGTTAATTGAAGATATCAAGTGCGGTAAACTAGATTACTATAAGAGATATGTTCAGTCTTATATAACTGATCAATATAGAATACAGTTTGATAAAAAAATGTTCGAGGGAACGGGAAATACTGTTGTAGACAAGATACTTGAAAAGTATGATAAGTCTATTCAAAAAATTGGGGTATTGTAATGATCTGCGAAGAGCCAGATTTTGTATTTCCATTACAAGCAGATGTGTTCTATCCAACAGTAGAGCAAGGTGCATATGGAAACGTAAAGAAACAATGGATGCACGATAAGACAATTGCTTGTAGTTTTGCTTCACCAGGTGGTGCAGCACAAGAAGATATTAAGCCAAATGTAAATATCACACAGACACTTATTTTGTCTGGACGAGTTAAAAGTGATATCAGAATATCAACCAGAGATGCTAAGACATCGCTGACAAATATTGTAATTAGTAATATTCGTGATAGAAATTGTGAAAACATCTATTTAGAAACAGCAGGTGTGAGAGCAGGCAAATCTACAATTTTTGAAATAGCATCACAAGAACCAATCGTAGGTCCTTTTGGTGGCGTAGAGTATTATAAGGTTGTATTACGTAGGTCAGAAAATCAAGGAGTAGATTTATGATAAATGTAAAACTTGATGATAAGTTATTTATGTCTGAAATGAAAAATATAGTTGAGTACTCTATTGGATTTCTGGATGGCGTAAAAAAGGGCAAAAATATATTTTTAAATAAACTAGGTAATGAAGTAGTTTCACTATTAAAAGAGTATGTTGACTCTAGCGCAAGAGTTAACCCAGCATCTTTGCACCACGTATATGAGTGGTATGAAACTGGAAGTCCACAGGCTAGACTATTTGATATTCAATATACTGTAAGTAATCTCGGTCTGTCTTTTAAATCTACATTTAGTCAATCACGAAGCATTCAAAATGGATCTAGAGAACCATTTTATAATAAAGCAAATATTATGGAAACTGGAATGTCTGTAACTATTGCACCTAAAAATGCACAGGCACTTAGGTTTAAAGTTGGCAAAGATGAAGTATTTACTAAAAGTCCAGTAACTGTAAATAATCCTGGTGGAAATACTGAAGGACAATTTGAAAAAACATTTGACTCTTTTTTCTCTAGATATTTTACACAAGCATTTTTAAGATCAAGCGGTATCTTGTCAGAACTAGGTACACCAACTGCATATAAGAACAACATTAGATCAGGTTCTAAGATGGGTCGTAACAAGGGACTAGAAACTGGATATCGTTGGATTGCTAATATAAAGGTTGGTGCATAATGGCTATTTATCATCCACCAACATTTATTAATGCATACCTAAAAGATAATACTCCTGCATATGCAGAAAATGAAACAATTCCATTTTTTCCAACAAGCCCTACAACTATTGATGATTTAACACAAACATTTATACAAAATGGTAATTCAACTAGTGGAATTTTTGCAGTATATGATCGTATGTTAAGAATGAGAAGAAGTCCATTTCCTCATATTAAATCAGAACAACTTATGTATTATTTTTATGCAGTTGGAGAAGAGGCTGTAGATCGTGTTATTGAAACTGCCCAACATATGCAAGACCTACTAGATAGCGAAGATGAATCTGCACAAAGAGTTAACAAGTGGGTCTCGCAGTATGTAGAGGATAATCCTGGAACACCGATTCAAAAAACTACTGATGATGGACAATTGATGTATGAAAAATATAATGATGGTGGTATTTTAAAGGATGATCTTACCAAACCTATAATGCTTAAAACAGCAAAATTTAAAGGGCAAGACTTTTTGGTGCCATTTTTCCATAGGCTCAGGGTCTACCAACTACAGGAAACCAGGGATATTATTGACTTTGGAACCGCCAGAACTTACGCTGGTAACAAAATGATAGTAGAATATGACTGGCATAAATCTTAAAAAGGCTGTTATACTTATGAATGAGGAAACACGCCTACTTTCATTAAAACAGAAGAGGTGAAAATATGGCTTATCAAGCAGGTGATTCGAAACAAATCATCGTTGGTGCTGCTGCGTTATTCGTTGCAGATACAACTTTGACTAGCGACGATCTTCCAGCATTCGCAAGCGGTACTTCGTACAAGGAAACCTTGTCCGCAGATGCTGACTGGAGAAATGTTGGTTATACAAACAATGGTTTGGAACTTCAGTTCCAACCAGATTTCGGTGAAGTAAAAGTAGATCAGGTTCTTGACGTTGCTAAACTTTACAAGCAAGGAATGCAGGTGTCCCTAAAGACATCTTTTGCAGAAGCAACACTTGAAAACCTACTTCTTGCAACAGCAGGTGCTTCAGCCGATCTCGGTTCTGAAGCAGGCAAGTCTACAAGCGCAGGACAAACTTTGACACTTTCAGCAGGTCGACTAGGCGAATGCCCAGTTGAGCGTGGATTGGTTGCAGTGGGTCCAGGAACTGGAGATTGCGACACAACTAGCGTAGAACGTGTTTATGCAGCATATCGTGCACTTTCAATTGAAAATGTTACAGTATCTGCAAAGCGTGATACAGCAACTGAATTCGAAGTTACATTCCGTCTACTTCCAGAAGATACATCAGGATCTTATGGAAAGATTGTGGATCGTACTTTCGCATAACAGAAATACAATTTAATAGACAGACCCACCAGCAATGGTGGGTTTTGTCATTTGGTACAATATATAGATGGCAATCAAAATCTATGACATTAATAGTGTACATGATATTCAGGGTAATGAATATTTAATTACCCCATTAAAAATACGATACATGCATGATTTCATGGAAAAGTTTGAAACGGTGCATACAGCAAAAAATAATGAGGCATCAATAGATATCCTATTAGAATGTGCACTTATTTCTATGTCACAGTTTGCACCAGGGGTATTCAATGATATAGAAGAATTATCTTTGGCATTTGACATTAAAACACTTTATAAAATAATTGAATATTCGGCAGACATTAAAGTTGCCAAAAATGATGAAAAACAGAGTTCCATAAAAAGTGCTGAAGGTAGTACTTGGGCAACCATGGATATTGCTAGACTAGAATCAGAGGTATTTTTGACGGGTATATGGAAAAACTTTGAGGAACTAGAAAACTCTATATCTATGCCAGAACTTTTAGCAATCCTTTCTACAAAAAGGGAATTGGACTATGAAGCAAAGAAGTTTAATGCAGCCCTACAGGGTGTAGATTTAGATGAGCAGACTGGCAAGAGTAATGCTTGGGAAGATCTTAAGGCCAGAGTATTTAGTAAAGGACAAACTAAGGATTCTAATGATATTTTATCTTTGCAAGGTCAAAATGCACAAACAGCAGGATTTGGAATAGGGTTGGGCTTAGATTACGAAAAGATAGATTCGTAATTTGGCTCTTTGTGATATAATTAGTTAAGTCAATAACGGAGGAATAAATGACAACTACAGTACATGAAAAAGAAATAGTGACATTAGTTGATGGGACAGAAATTGAATTGCGTCCATTAAGCATCGCACTACTTCGTAAATTTATGAAAACATTTGATAAAATCGCCAAGGTTGCGGATGATAATGATAAGTCAATGAGCGTTTTAATGGAATGTGTACAAATTGCACTTCAGCAATACAAGCCAGAATTGGCGGAAGATCTGGCAAAACTAGAATCTAACATCGACCTTCCAACGGTCTATAAGATTGTAGATGTTGCTTCAGGTATCAAGTTAAATGAAAGCCCATTGGGTATTTCAATTAATGCAGATGTCTAATTTATAAAATAAAGAGGTGGAAATGAATGAGTGATGTTAATGCTAATATTAGCGTTAATATCGACACGTCTGCTGCTCTTGCTGAACTAAAGAGTTTACAGCGTCAGATATCTCTTTTCCACTCTTCAATTGCAAAGTCTAGTGCTTCTGCTTCTATTGCCCAGCGTCAATTACAACAAGATTTTCTTAATTCTGTAAATGCGACTGGGCAATTTGCTGCACAAATAAGAACAATCAAAACTGCTGCAGAATCTTTTAGCACCTCCCTTGAAAAAAACAAATTCTCAATGCGAGAATATTTTAGATATGGTATAGCATCATCTAAGTCATTCGGTAAACTTTTTAGAACTGAATTTGATACCATCAATAGAGTCGCAGAAGAGCGTGTTCGCAAATTACAAACACAATATATAAAACTTGGCCGAGATGCCTCTGGCGCAATGAAGGCAATTTCTATTACGCCTTTGTCTATGAATATGAACGATTATTCAGTAAAGACAATGATGGCAGCGCAAAGACAGCAACTCTTCAATCAGTTGCTTGCTCAGGGTACAACCAATCTAATTAACTTTGGTAAGAACACTCAGTGGGCTGGTCGTCAGTTGATGGTTGGTTTTACAGTACCACTATCTATTTTTGGATCAACGGCATCTAAGGTATTTATGGATATTGAACAACAGGCATTAAGATTTAAGCGTGTGTATGGTGACTTAATGACAAGTAAAACAGAAACAGATACAAATCTTCAAATGATTAGAGATCTTGCTTCTGAATTTACTAAGTATGGGGTTGCTATTCAAGACACAATGGCAATTGCTGCGGATGCAGCAGCAGCAGGTTTTCAAGGTGAAAAATTACAAGAAACAGTTCGACAAGCCACTAAACTTAGTGTTCTTGGTGAAATAGATAAACAACAAGCATTTCAAGCAACCATCACACTTCAAAATGCATTTAAGATGAGCAATAATCAACTTGCTGAGTCTGTTGACTTTCTTAACGCAGTAGAAAACCAAACAGTTGTTTCGCTAGATGATATTACACAGGCAATTCCACGTACCGCACCTATTATTCGTGGTCTTGGTGGAGACATAAAGGACCTTTCAGTATTTATGGCTGCAATGCAAGAGGGTGGCGTTGACGCTGCTTCAGCAGCAAACGGTTTAAAGTCAGCACTTGGTTCTTTAATTAACCCAACAAAAGCAGCAAAAGAAATGCTTGCTGGTGTTGGAATAAATCTTAAAGAAATGACTGAAAGAAATCAAGGCAATATAATGCGTACAGTTCTTGAACTTGGTAATGCATTAAAGGAATTAACTCCACTAGCACGTCAAAGAGTTTTAGAACAATTATTTGGTAAATTCCAGTATGCACGTGTTGGTGCTTTGTTTGATAATATCGCCAAGTCTGGATCTCAGGCACAAAGAGTAATGGAACTTGTTGGTATGTCTGCACAAGACCTTTCACGTATTTCACAACAAGAATTAGCGTCAATTGAAGAAAATAGCATGACCAAATTTAAGGCTGCAGCAGAAGCCATGAAAAATTCTATTGCGCCTGTTGGTGAAATATTTGTTAAAGTTGTTACTCCTATTCTTACTTTCATTACAAATTTAGCAGATAAGTTTAATGGACTATCTGATCATACTAAGAAGGTTATTGCTGTAATTGTTACAATCTTTGCAGGAATCGGACCTGTCGTTTTGATGCTTATAGGTTTGTTTGCCAACTTTGCTGGTCAGTTTATGAAGATGTTAGGAATGATTCGTAACGGATATCTTAGACTTACTGGTGGATCAAAGATATTAGGTGAGCAAACTCAATATTTAACGGATGAACAATTACAGGCAGAAGCCGTAGCCCACTCGTTGGATCAAGTACATGCCAAATTAACACAAAGATTTGTTGTAGAAGCAGATGCCGTACTTAATTTAAAGAATGCATATTTGCAAGCGATAGCAGCATCAGAGCGATTTGCTATAAACAATCCAGGTATGATGCTTCCTCAATCAAGACGTGGACCAAAGGGATATGCTAGTGGTGGTGTTATTTCTGGTCCTGGTACTGGAACATCAGATTCAATTATTGCAAGGGTTTCAAATGGAGAAGCAATCATTCCTGCTGCATCTGTTGCAAGAAATCCAGATCTTGTAAATGCTCTGGTTTCAAATAGTATTCCAGGATTTGCCACAGGACTTGGAACATCATTACAAACAATCGGTACAGTTCTTGGTGGAACATTTGCATCACGTAGATATTCACCAGTAGCAATGATGGCACCAGGTAATACTCCTGGTGGCTTTGGTATGGATAGAGAATGGTTACAAACATCAGAGCAAGCCAAGGCTTCTTTTGCTGCCTCACTAAATACAATGATGATGTTTGAAAGCGATGTAAAAGCAACACAATCTAACTATCATAAGTTCTCAACACAATTTAGAGGAATTAATGATCAACTATTTGATTTATTCAAGGGTGGCATAACAGACGATATTACGAACATCTCTCAAGTTGGAGAGCGTCAATTCCCAATAATGGCAGACCACATTACTTCTATGGCACAACAAGGAAAACTTTCTGCACAAGAAGCAGAAAGACTTACCAATGCATTACGTAAGTTAGTTGCACCATTGGAAAGTGATTTAACACAACAAAATATTCAGAGAGTTGAACTTGCTATAAATGAGGCAGGACAAACAGTTGTTAAGAGAGCAAGTACAGAAAGATCTGGCCAAACACTTAAGCCAAGAGTACGTGCCAACTTCTTAAGAGAACTAGCATCTCGTGGAATGGATGCCCCAACTGGATATCCACAAGATTATCAATTTGCACACATTCCTTTTTCAAGGGCTGTAAGTCGTTTTGTTCCACCATTCTTACGTAAGAAAGCAGGTGCAGGATCTGCTGCAGAACAACGTGTAATGCAGATGATGAATGAGGGACAAACATTTAAAGAAGGCCAAGTTATTCTTGATAGAAATGGTCAAGCACTTGGCGAGGCTGCAATTCACGGTACAGCAGTAGGTGCTGCTACAAACTCACCATCTGAAAAATCAAAGCAAATTGGTAGAGATATTTCTGAAGGTTTGATTATTGGAATGGAAGAAAGACTTCCAGCAGTGAAAGCAGCAGCACAAAGAGTAACTGCTACAGCAATGGGCGATATGGTTCAAACACCATCTGGATTGCTTGTTCCAAAGGGTGCATCACTTGGTGGAACAACAAAACCAGAACCAGTATTTTTAGGCATGCCAGGAATGGTTGCAAGACAATCAAGATTTGGTGCTTTCCGTGATAATGTTTCAGCACGATATGCTGCTTTCCAAGAACGTAATGCAGCAAGACAAGAAAGATTTAGAGCATTCTCACAAAGAACATCTGGTGTTGCAATGGGTCTTTCTGCAGCAACATTTGCAGCATCATTTGCTCCAGGACCTATAGGTGATATGGCACAAAAGGTTGCTCCAGTAGTTGCTGGATTCCAAACCCTATCCATGATTCTTCCTATGCTATCTAATCCATTTGTTGCACTTGGTGCAGCAGTTGTTGCATTAGGTGTGGGTTTCTGGGCATTTAATAGATCAGCGCAAAAGGCAGCAAAAGAATTAGCAGATGCTGCTAAAAAAGAAGCAGAAGCAAGAGTTGGAAGTGCTAGAGCAATTCTTGAGTATGGTAAATTTATTGGAGATAAGGCTCTTCCATCATCTGCACAGTTTAGTAGAGATAATAAGAGACTTATTACAGCAGATGAAGCAAAGGTAAGAACATTTACTGACTTCTATAGTCAAAAGAATTCTGCTGCAACTGCTGCAATTAATGCTGGTGCTGAACAAGGACAAACGGGTGGTATCAATGCTATTGCATTTGACGTTGCAAATAGAGCAGCCATATTTGGGTTGGGACCTAAAGATATTGCAGCAAACATTAAGGCAGCAGCAGACCTTATTGGTGCAGATGAAATTAAAGTTAAGGCTGCTGTACAACAACTTCTTGCTCCAAATGGCAAGGATATTCTAAAGGAACCATTAACAATTCAAGCAAGAATTGACTTCCTTAATGCAGCAAGTATGCAAAGTATTAAGAGAGTCGGAACTGCAATTCAAGATGTATCAAAGATTAAAATTCCTAAGTCTTCTGGCATTGATGTTAATTATCAACAATTAAAAAACGCTGCTGGTGCACAAGAATCTATTAATAAGTCATATTCTGGTGGTTTCTGGAGTGAAGTTTTAGGTGCTGGAAAACAGTTAATGCGTGGTCTAAATTTCAATATTCCACTTGAAATTGATTCACTTAAAATATATAAAGATTTACAATCTAAGGTGCAATTAGCATCAATGCAATTAGATTTAGCATTTCAACAACAAACACAAAGTTTGGCTGTATTAAATCAGCAGTATGCAGATGGCGCAATTAAACAAGAAGATTATAATAAACAATTTGATGCTATTTGGAATAATTTTGCAGGTATTGGATCATCTACAGTCGAATTAGTTAAGGCATTAGATAAAATTGATAGTAGTGGTGAATTAGCCAAGGATTCTTTGGCAGATCTTGCTACACAGGTATTTTCTACATTAGAAAAATCAAATCCAAAATTTGCAAAAAGAATTAAAGATGATTTGGCCAAGTTACCAAAAAATACACAAATTTCCCTGATGATGGGATTTGCTAATGGAAGTTTGACAATGATGGATCTTGTTCTTATTCCAAAAATATTAGAACAGATTTCTGGCAAAGAATATTCAGTTGCTATTAAGATTATTCAAACATCAGATTTGAGTAAGGGTGCTATTGCTCAAATGACAATACAGGAAGCACAAAAAGCACTTGACAAAGTTCAAAAGGCATTGGCAGGAGATAGAGCAAATAGTGCTTTAATTTTAGAAGAAGCAAGACTTAAGAAAACTATTGCTGATGCTAAAAAAGCACAAGAAGAGGCTGCAAAGGTATTACAAAATCCAAAAGAAACTCCAGGCACAAAAACTATTACAGATACTACTGGCAACACTCGTAAGACATTATTTACAGATGAGTTAATGAAAAAATTAAAGATGTTTAAATTAGAATCAATCAACGCCCTTGGTTCATATAATGATTTTGTTAAAGCATTAAGCAAGGACATGTCTGGCTTCAAGGGCATGGACAACCTAATGCGTAGTGCTGGTGCAACACAAGAAGCAATTGACATTATTAATAATATTGATTCTGAAACATTGAAAAAACTTGGCGATAGAATTTATAGACTTAAAGATGGAAAGGTTATTTTTGGAGATTTGGGTAAGGCAATTCTTCAATTTACTAAAGAAAATTCTTTAATGACATTTGTTGATCAACAACAACAAATTGTTATAAATACACAAGAGCAAGTTACTGCATTTGGTAAATTACAAAAGGCTGGCCTATCTGCAAGTCAGATTTTAGCAGTATTGGAAAATGCTGCATTGACTGCTAACATAGCAGCAGAAGATATTAACTCTAATGATTTTAAGAATTTTATTGCTGGTGCCAAGGCTGGAGCAGAAGCAACAAAACAACTTGCTAAAGAATTAAAGGCTGCTAAGTTTGCTGCACAACAAGAACAGGAAACTGAAGCAGACAAGGTTGATCAATATTTCAAATATCAGGAAGTTGTTATTAAACAGCAACAGAGAAAGAACTTTATTGAACAACAGGGCATGTCCCCAGAAAAATATCAACAGGCAATTTCAGCACAAGAAGAAGTCGTTAAAGCAAAACAAAAAGAAGTTGATGCAATTAATGAAGCAATTGATAAAAAGCAAGAAGAAATTGCTCTTTGGAATAGAGGCCTTGATTTAATTGGTAGAGAAGAAGATAAAATCAATGATGCCTACAAGAAGAGAACCGATGCTATTGATTCACAAATTGAAGCATTAAATAAAGTTAAGGATATTAATTCTAAACTTGCTGAGCAGGAAAAACAAAAAACAAGCCTTGCCGATGCTTTGTCTCAAGGTGACATTTCTGCTGCTGCACAAATTGCACAAGATATGCAGGCCAAGGCTGCAGAAAACTCCACACAGGCATCTATTGACGCTTTGCAAGAACGCAAGAAGCAACTAGAGATTCAACAACAAAAAGAAATTGAAAAGATTCAGGTTGATATTAATGGCGTTCTCTATACAAGAACACAGTTGCAAGAAATGGTTAGAACTAAAGAAGATGAGATTTATACCATTCAACAAACCACTTTGAAAAAAGCACAAGATTTGGTTAAGGCTGAGCAAGATAAACTTGATAAGATGAATGAAGTTATTAATAAATATAACACTGATATGCAAAAGGCAATCGATGCTATTATTGATAAACAAGGAAGATCTAAGGCTGAGTGGGAGTTAATTAAAGAAGCAGTTAATGCAACAAATGATTATCTAGACACAATGGCTATTGATCTGGACGCTGTTGCATCAGGTGTTATATCTGTTGAGCAGGCATGGAATGCCGTTATAGCAGCCATCAATGGTGCCATCGCAGCACAAGCAGCATTTAAGGCAGGAACTGGTGCCACTGGCGGTGGCGGTGGTGGCGGAGGCGGAGGCAATGGTACAACCACAAACCCAGGAAATATTGATAAGACAAATGCAACGGTAAAAACCGAAACAGATAAACTACTTACATCAATAAAGAATGGAACAACCACAGATACTTCTGCAAGCAAGATTGCTAATGATATGGCAGCAAGCCTATTATCTGATAAAGCGGCTACTGCTGCATTAGGTGGCGTATCAGGAGTAATGTCCTCAGCACGTTATACTGGACAAGCAATTGCATATGCAGCACAGCAAGCAGCAGCAGAAAAACAAGCAGCAGCATTACAAAAACTTAAAGAAGCAGAGGCTGCAACAAAAGCAACAAAAATCATGATGTATGAAGATTCATATTATAGATCTGCTGGTGGAATTATTCCAAAATATTTTGTTGCTGGTGGCTATGCAAAGGGAACAGATACTGTTCCAGCAATGCTAACACCTGGAGAATTTGTTATGAGTCGTTATGCCGTAAGTAATTTTGGTTTGGATAGAATGAAAGCAATTAATAGCGGAAAATCTATTGGTGATAGCATGTATAATTATAACTTGACAGTAAATGCTCAATCCGATGCTTCACCAGAAGAGATTGCACAAACTGTAATGGCACAATTGCGAAGAATTGATTCTCAAAAACTTAGGGGGCAAAGAGTATAATGAGTACCACGGCCTATATGAATGGTAGACAAAGATATCAAAGACCACAGGCAGTCTTATGGTCAGAGAATTCTGGAACGCTTGTTAATGGACTGTATGTTCCAAATGGGCTAGAGGTTGGTCAGTATACTGGCGGTACATCAGATACAACACTATATAACCAATTCCTTATTTTATCAGATCACAATAGATCTCCATTAGATTTTTCACCAACCAGAATAGAAACACGTGAGAGAATGATTAATGGTAGGATGAGGTCTTACCATACAGCAGACAAGATGACAGTTTCAATGTCTTGGGATATGCTTCCATCTAGAGCATATAACATGAATGCTGAATTTAATTCTCAAGGAAAGTCTCCATACCATAAGAGCGAATACGAATATACTGCTGATGGTGGAGCAGGTGGAGTAGAGTTATTAGATTGGTACAATAATCATACTGGTCCATTCTGGATGTTTCTTGCATATGATAACTATAAGAACTTTAAAAATGCTGAAGAACCATTTGGACACATTAACCAATATAACGAATTGATTGAAGTTTATATATCAAACTTTTCATATAATGTTGCTAAGAGGGGTACTGGAACATCGTCAGAAGGTGGCATTGTTGGTCATGACATGTGGAATATCAATGTAACCCTGGAAGAGGTATAATGTTTCAAGATACAGATCTACAAAATCATCTAGAGACTTCTTCTACAATTAAAACACAGTCAGCAATTGTGGCTGAGTGGAACATGAATATTCCAACAAATATTTTACAAATTGGAAATTATAGATATAGACCAACAGACCCTGAATCTCTGTATAAAAATATCAATCCGTCATTTGATGAAAATGATATTAACGGACATTATACAGATGCAACTGATTCAGATATTACAGTTGATGGTGGAATTGATGAGGATGATCAGCCACAAGTATTTAAATCAGTAAAAGATAAGATGAAACTGTTATACTCTCTAGAAGATTGCTTCGGTGTGATTAGACCTAGATCTGGTATTAATAAGGCAGTTTATTTAAATGGCAAATATGTCCATCATTCTAATTTGAATATGTCAACAAGACCAAGATATTACATGGCAGACAAAAACGATACTTTTAAATACTGGACATCTTTTCGTACAGAGAATAACGTAGAGCGTGGTATTGCTAATAACAATATTAATGGAAATTTCTATATTGATGATACTGCTCCATATGTAGTTTATAAAGATCAGGTACCATCAAATAGAGTAGTAATCAAAATGCAAACAAATGTTGGCTCAACAGATCTTGGACCTTTCTCAACAAATGCAGGAACATTCTCAGATCCACTATATGGAGATGCTAACCAAACAACTCCACAAAAATGGAAGGTACAGTTTTTAAAAAATAATAATTGGGTCGATGCAATATCTTTTAATAAAGCATCTGTTAGAAAAGATGGAACTAAGATTATTAAGTCTGACGGCTATGTTGAACTTGCATATGGATTAATTGTTCCAGATAAATATAGGGACATCTTTATTTATGCAGAAGACTATAATACAATCACCTTTTTACCAGAAAAGTCTATTGTTGGATATGCTTACTTAATTAAAAATAGCCAGCATGATATTGGAACATTTCATATTTGGACTGGAGAAGCCTATGAAACCTTTGTACCAACATATGGATGGTATCTACAAGAAGAAACGGTAGATAGACTCACCAACTTTGTAACAGACTTATCAAATCCAGATTATTTTAATGATCCTATGACAGCATCTAATAAGTATAGACAGTTTGAATATATTCAGGGTATCAGAATAGTGGTAGAAACTATGAACAAGGCCAACTCTACATTTGACCTTATTGAACTTTCGCCAAGACTATCAGCCAATATTTCTGATTTGACAACAAACTATTCAATAACAAAGTCGGCATCTGATCTATCTGGCTCAGCACTACCTGTTGGTCAACTATTAGCATCAACTGGTATGCTACAACTATTTGACTATAACAATTCTTTTAATATTAATAATCCAAATAGCATTATTGCAAAGTATACATCAAGACATCTTCAAATTAAGTTTTATGAGATTATTGTAAATGTTGATGGATATGATTATTATATTCCAATCAAGACAATGTACTCCGAAGGTTTTCCTGCCATCAATGCAAATACAAGACAGGTTGACATAACATTAAGAGATTTATATTTTTATTTTGAATCAATTACTGCCCCTCAGATGTTGATCCAAGATGCGTCACTAACATATGCTGTTTCTTTGTTGTTGGACTCAGTTGGATTTTCTAACTATGTCTTTAAGTTTATTAATAATGAAGCAAATGCTATTATTCCATTTTTCTATATTCCACCAGATAAAACTGTGGCAGAAATTTTAAACGATTTAGCAGTATCAACACAGACAGCAATGTTTTTTGATGAATATAATAATTTTGTAATGATGTCAAAAAATTATATTATGCCTTCTGAAACACAAAGAGGCATTGACATGACACTATATGGTACACAAGATTTTGAAAAAACTGGTGTCTACAAAAATAAACCAACATCAACAAAATTGGCTAACATTATTGAAGTTGCCTCTCAAGACAATGCAATTATCAATGATGGAAGAATTACATATAATACAAAGCATATACAAAGACAGTATGGCTCAATCAAGCAGGCAAGCATGGTTGATCAAGACAAGACCTGGATTTATCAACCTGCTCTATTGTGGGAAGCCACGGGTACAGAAGCAATCAAGTCTGTTAATCAAAACGTTACAAATATGTCCAACTTTGCCCTTGCTGCTATTCCATTAAATACAGATCTTTCAAGTGCTGTACCGACAGTAGTAAATAGAATGGTTGTAAACAATACCATGGACTTTGGTGAAGGCATTTCCTGGTTAACCAGATACAATGGATACTTCTATGCCAATGGTGAAATTATCAAATTTGATGCTGCACAATTTAACATTTCTGGATTTGGAAATGTTTGGATTACAAGCACACAAGAGTATCAGAACTATTTTTCTAAACTACCTTTTAATGGAAAAATCTATCCAACTGGATTGATCAGAATTTATAGCGAACCAAACTATGAAGAGGTTGGCGGAGTCCTTATGCTCAAAAATGGTGCAGTTGCAAAACACGGTAGAGGACAATTTGGAACACCTATAGTTTCACATAACGCAGGACTAGCATCTAACTGGTCAGACAATGCGTATGTTCGTGCATGTCAAATGAATGCAGACTATTTATTTACAGATAAGGTATTGCCTGCAACAGTTGAAGGTGTCGCAGGTATGAGACAAACACTTGCTAATAACACTACAAGAAATGGAATTATTAGAAACTTTTTGTCAAGTAGATATTTAACAGAAACAGAAGTTAATAGCAAAAAGAGTACAGATACTGGTACCGTTCAGTCATCTGCTCTGGTAATGAATGGCCCTTCTTTTGCAACAGCAGATAGACCATTAGATTATATTTCTTATGTTTATAAACCATTGAATGATAGATTTAAGCATTTTGGTACACGTATGCGTATTATTGGTAAAATTGAAAATAGTGAGAGTCGTGGTCAAACACCAATTGGAACTGGTATATATTATACTGTTACAGGAACCACCCCACAAAATAGTTTACAGATTGGTGGATCTTCTGGTGGTTTAGCAGTTATGGTTAATCCAAATACAAACAATGGATATTACTTTGAGTTGGCAGCACTTACAGCAAACAATATAGAGGCGTATAGTGATCAGGATTCTGGAGTACGTAATGTTATTTTTTATAAAATTAAAAAAGACGCATCTGGTGAATTAGCAGTTCCAATTAAACTATGGTCTGGACTTGCTGAGGTTTTAGTAGACTCTGGAACGCTTGTTGGCCAATATAGAATTTCTGGACAAGATAAGCAAACGGTATATGACCTTGGAGTAGAATATTTGGACATAGGAAATACAAGAAGGTTTTTCTTGTATATTAATAACAGACTTGTTGCTACAGTAGACGATACAGATCCTCTACCAAAATATAATAATATGGCATTATTTTTGCGTGGATCTTCCAGGGTAATGTTTGAAAATGTTTATGCATTAACAAATAACTATAGTCAGAATACCGCATATGCCCTAGACCTACCTATAAACAATATATATTCTGATAGTGAAATTAATACCAATGAGGCTTTTAGAAAGTATGCAATGAGTGGTGTAATTCAGGGCACATACCTATCTGGAATCAATCCAGCAGAACCACCTGCATATAAGATATACTTTGACGAATTTGGCACAATCATGAGAGAGGCACATTACTTTAATGTAAAATATGATAAAGCCTTTCCTGCACTTTATGCAAAATTGTCACCAACATTTAATAACATTAAGGGATATACTGTCTCTGGCTTTAGGGCAGGATCGTATGCAGCAGAATTTATGGTATTTAATGCAACAGACAAAGCATTAAGTTTGGACAGCGGTAGTGGAAATTATTTAAGAATTCAAGGCGTAACATTTACGCAGCAGTCTCAGAATGATTATACTGTGGATGAGTATTTTACTAAAAATTCTAATTTTTCTAATCCACAATTTAAGGGAACCAATTTAATATCTTCTCCATTTAAGGTTAATAAACTGTATGAGGATATTAAAATAAGTAGATTAACTCATGGTAAAAAAGATTTTTCATTAAATGCACCATACATACAATCATATGACGATGCACAAAATATGATGGAATGGATTATTTCAAAAATCTCTAAGCCAAGAAAATCTATTGGTCTTAAAATATTTGCAATGCCAACATTACAACTTGGAGATATTGTTAATATTAAATTTAAACAAGAAGATGTAGATGTTTTGGTTTCAGATACAGACCGTTTTGTAGTATATAATATTGAATATAGCAAAGATGGTCATGGCCCTAACATGACGGTATTTTTAAGTGAGGTAAAATAATGGTAGAGGCAACACCCAACTTACCAACAATTGTTCCATCAACATCAACGTCAGGAATCAAAGTAGCGACACCTGATCTAATTATTACAACAGAAGAGGTCGTACCAGTAGAGGTAATGACAGACCTTCTATTTGAGGATATAGGTGCTGAGGAAATTATTAATATAGCAAGAAACGATATTGTTGCAGGTCAACTAGTATCCTACCAACCAATCAAAAACCTAACAAGCATTTATTTGCAATATAATCCACAAAATGTTTTATCATTACAAAATACTGCAAATACATTTTTTAAGAATTTCCCAATCAAGTTTGAAAACAAGGTGCCAGATGTTGGTACTGGACCCAATGGGGAAATTGTCTATATCGATTCAGAAACTGGGGACATCATTATTAATGTTATTAACCTAGAAGAAGACGAGCAGGTAGAGGTTCAAATGCTAAACGCTGGGGACCTACTTAATGATACAATATATGAGGTGAATAATTAATGATTACTAATACTGGGAAAAGAATTTTAGCCAAATACCTTATTGGCCAGGCTCCAGCCTACGCCTCTTACATTGCTGTTGGATGTGGACCAACCCCTCTAGATACTGGGGACAACTTTGCAGATTATTCAAATAAGACAAACCTAGATTTTGAGATGTTTCGTGTTCCAATTGCTTCTCGTGGTTTTGTAACTGAGAACGGTATTTCTAAGATTGTATTTACTGCTGAACTACCTAGTGAAGAAAGATATGAGTTATCTGAAGTAGGAATTTATTCTGCAGGATCCAATAATACAGCAGGTGCTTATGACAGTAAAACTTTGTTTGCTTATTCTCCAGAGGAAAACTGGGAAGAGCACCTTTCTGGAGAAGAGCAGGCAACGTCAATTCCATCAATATACACACCACTAAATGGTTCAGAAGATAGTAATAATATTGTTACAGATCTCAATGTTTTACAAACAAACGCTAACAATAGAGTATTTAATGATGCAAACAGAGTTGCAAGATATGAGCGTTGCCGATTTTTAAATAATATTGTTGCTGTTAGAGGTAATCATTGCAATATTCAAAAACAAACAGTTAATGGTATTTCTAGACTTTCCGTTGTTGGAGATGAGAACCATATTCATCAATCTGGATTAGTAGCAGACTTTAGCAAGAATGCACCAACAGATGAGTTACGATTTGCTTTCAGTGTAGCAAATACTATTGCAGATTCAAATGAAGTTCCAGATGCTGTTCGTATTATTGTTGAATTTTCTTCAGATGATGGTGGATCTAATTTATCATCTAGCCAAACAGCAAAATTAGAAATCGATGTACCAAATGGCACAGGATCAGGACAGTATGACTTTAGCACTAACCGATATGTTGTTGTCAAAAAGCAATTACAAGAACTATTTAAAACAAACCCATTTGCCTGGAGTGCTATTAATGTTGTAAAGATTTATTCATGTGTTATTAAAAATGGTGAGCCATCAGAAAATTTCTTTGTGTGTATTGATGCAATGAGACTTGAAAATGTTTCAACAGAAAATGCTTTGTACGGATTAACTGGATATTCTGTTATTAAAAATACAAATGCAGAAACAATTGTAAAATTACAAAATACAACTAATTACCTAGAATTTAGATTTGCCCTGGATGTGCAATAATGTCAGATGCAGGAATAAAGAAGGTTGTTATAAAGTCTTCTGATTTACCACCACTTGGTAAAGATAATAATGTTATTTTAAGATACAGGATTATTTCTGAAGATAGAAACAGAATGTCACATTGGTCTCCACAATATAACCTAGTTGAAAAAACTCCAACTACTGTTACTGGTGTTATTGAGGTTGGATCTAAAACTATAAATGTTGTATGGAGTGATTCAGATAACAATGTAAATAAAGATACCTATGATGTTTTTGTTAAGTTTGATAATGGTCAGTATAAATATGCTGGTACATCATACGTACATAGTTTCTCATTTTTAAAAGAAACAGCAAATAGCGTAAGTGTAGCAATTCAATTCGAAGGAATTATAAAAGAAAGAAATACAAAATTAACAATATACGAAGGTACCGAACCTTTGGTATAATTAGATAAGGAGATACTATGTCAAAAATACCACTACCAGAACGAGGTCAGCCAATGGATGTGACCTACATCTATCAGATTGCTAATGCAGTCAATGATCTTGCCAGCCAAATTTCACCATCTACTTATAAGTATGTAACCGTTGATACTGTTAATGCAGGCAAGCAAAGTGTCAAAGCATCTGAAGCCAGAATCATCGGTGGATATGTAAATATTTATTCAGATACTACTGTAAACAGCGGAAACGAAAAATCATTTTCATATGACTTTCCAGCAGACTTCAAGTATGCACCAATTTGTACAGCAACACCAATAAATGTTGGCGGTACACCAGCAGGTGGAAATGTATCTGTGGTATTAAAAACAGTTAATACTTCTAGGGTAGAGGGTGTAGTTCGTTTTAACACTAGCGGAAACTTAACTGTTGGGGTCAATCTAATAGTTATTGGTATTCCGAACTAATGTTAAAATGTGATAAGTGTCACAAAAGAATGTTTCTAGATAGACAATATACTAAAGCCGATCACTTAGAAACTTTTTGTTTGACATGTGGATCACGCAAATTTTTTCACCCACCAACTGATTCAAATGAGGGACAATGGCTATTAAAAAAGGAAGCATTGAGAGCGAAGGTTACAATAACGCCTCTGTAATTCCTGGAAACAAAAAGGTTTGGTTTCTAAATGGTGATCTTGTTCGAGTTCATCATTTAAATCGTTCTAATGGAATAATGTCTGTTTATAATATTACAAAAGATAGAATTGAAAGTTGTCTTATTAGTGATTTTAAAAATAATAGAGAACGTGCCTATACAGTTGGAGAAACTGCAGAACTTGTAAATAGACACAAAAAGTATATGCCATCACTTATGAAGCGTGGGGTTATTCCATTTCCAATGGGATCTCAAAAGGGTGGGGCTAGGGGTTGGCAAGTTAGATCATATTATTCTGAATCGCAGGTAAAGGAAATTCGTGATATATTGGCTACATACCATATTGGCAGGCCAAGAAAAGATAAATTAATTACAAATGATATAACACCCTCACGCCAAGAGTTGACAAGGCGAATGGGGGACGGTATACTTACATATGTAAAGACTGAAGATGGTAGATATATACCAGTTTGGAGTGAAACGCTTTAATGGGTCATAAACCAGCCTTTATGGGGCAGAATGACCAGCAACTTATGGTAGGGGCTAAAAACCCCTATAAAGTGGCTTTAATGGATGATTTGGCACCTTCCATAGAAAGACAATGCTTGACTTTCACAGACTTCTGTGATATGATTGTTTAAAACACATAGGAGAAAATATAAATGGAAAATGAGAATACTAAAGTTTCTGTAACATTGGGTTATACCCTAAACCTTGGAAATTTTCAATCCTTGAGACTGGATCTTGGGGTTGTAGATTCAAAGCGTGATGGAGAGAATACTAACGATGCTTTTGAAAGAGTCTACAAGTTTGTAGAAGATAAACTAACTGAAAAAATTGCTGAAGCAAAGTCTGAGTTAGAAGAGTAGTAATGGCTGAGCGCAAAGACCGCATGGCTTTGCTTAGTCGTTATAGCAAATTATATACTCAGCGATATGAGCAGAAGCCATCTCTCAATTTAAACGTAGAGCAATGGGCTGCAGATGCATTGATTGAATCATATGGATTGCCAGCATGTTATGATTTGTTATCCTATTATTTTGAAATTGCAAATGAACCAAATTGGAAGTATTACGTCAATTATGCAGATGCTATAATTGAAAAACGAAATCAAATAGAACAAGACAAAAGAGAACGAGAAGAGAGACGAGCAATGGCTAGGAAGTGGTTAAGTGAATAATACTGAGAATAAACTTATTACCGCTGTCCTTGAAGATAGACAGGTTCATGTACTCTTACAAGCAAATGTTGACAACATCCTAAGAACTCATGGAGACATTTGGAACTTTATACGAAACTATTCTGAACACAATGGATCCGTTCCACCACTATCCCTTGTTGTTGAAAAGTTTAGAGACTTTACACCTTCTACTGGAGTAGGAGCAACAAAGCATCACCTAGATGAATTGCAGGCAGAGTATTTAACAGATAGTCTTAAAGATATTCTTAGGGCTACTGCAACAGAGGTACAGAGTGGCCAAGGTCCTGCAGCACTTGAAACACTGATTCAGAAAACTTCAGAATTAAAAAAGAACACTGCTGCAATTCGTGATATCGATGTTACGGATTTAGATTCAGCAGTTGCATATTATGAACAAGTAAAGAAGCAACAAGAATTAGGTTCTGTTGGAATTAAAACTGGTTTACCAGGATTTGATAATTATCTTCCAGCAGGAATCATGCCAGGACAGTTGGGTGTCTTCCTAGCATATCCTGGTATTGGTAAGTCTTGGCTTTCTTTGTACTTTGCTGTACAAGCATGGAAGCAAGGCAAATCCCCATTAGTCATTTCATTGGAAATGAGTGAGACAGAAGTTCGTAACCGTGTATTTACAATTATGGGCGAAGGTCTTTGGTCACATAGAAAACTCAGTTCTGGACAGGTTGAGATTGACATGCTTAAGAAGTGGCATGGAGATCGTCTTGTTGGAAAACCCGAATTTCATATTATCTCTAATGACTCTGGTGGAGATGTAACTCCATCTGTCCTGCGTGGAAAGATTGATCAGTACAAACCAGACTTTATTATTGTTGACTACCTACAACTCATGAGTCCAAATCAAAAGTCTGACAATGAGACGGTACGTATGAAGAACCTCTCTCGTGAATTAAAGTTAATGGCAATTGCAGAAGAAGTACCAATTATTGCAATCTCATCTGCTACTCCAGATGACGTTACTAAACTCGATACCGTTCCAACATTGGGTCAAACTGCTTGGTCTAGACAGATCGCATATGATGCTGACTGGGTTATGGCACTTGGTCGTGGAGCCAATAGCGACATTATTGAATGTGTATTTAGAAAGAATAGAAATGGTTTTATGGGTGAATTCTTGGTTGAAGTAGACTTTGACAGAGGACATTATAGATATAAAGACTTTGAGAATTGAGATAGCAGATATAATATGATACATGGCAACTTTTCATCACAAACCATTGAAGAAGTTCAATCTCAACGGAATGATCAGCGACGAGGCTGTAATCTGGAGATTGAAGGAGGAGTATATCCGCCTTCTGGTTACAGAAATGCGATTGGCAGGTTATGTACCAAGACTTGACATAGTGCCAGATTTTACGGTAGACTATAACGAAAAGAAAAAATTTTTTGAATTTGAATTAACATTATACGGAGTATACATAGGAAGAAGACAGAGCGAATGGATAATAGGACTAGACGAACACAAAGCAATACCTACACCAAAGAACAAATTAAAAGAGTTCTCACAGGTTCGGGAATCACAATCGAATCAGAAGTAGATTCTGATTATATTATCTTTTGTCCATTTCATTCTAATACAAGAACTCCTGCTGGCGAAGTGCATAAAAGCGATGGAACATTTTTTTGTTTTTCTTGTCAGAAAGTCGCAGATTTAGTAGAACTTGTTATGCACACGTCTGGTCGCACTTATTTTGAATCTATTCGTTTTATCAAAGGTAAAGAATCTGAATCTAATTTAGAAAAAGATATTAACCAAGCACTTTATGTTAAACCAGATTTTATCCAGTTTGATGAGATATTGATTAAAAGATTAAATTCTCAGGCAATGGAATCTCCAAGAGCAAAAAGATATTTTTCAGGCAGACTAATTACCGAACAGTCAATGAAAAACTTTTGGCTTGGATTTTCTGAAAAGCAAGATATGGTCACTGTTCCAGTACATAGCCCAGATGGAATGATTATTGGTTTTGTTGCACGAACCATCGAAGGTAAAGAATTTAAGAATACCCCAGGATTACCAAAATCAAAAACTTTATTTAATTTGCATAGAGTAAAAATTGCAGACAAGGTTTATGTGGTTGAATCCTCATTTGATGCTATTAGATTAGATCAGGTTGGTTTCCCAGCAGTGGCTACTTTGGGTGCAAATGTTTCAAATGCACAAATAGAATTGCTTCAAAAATACTTCAATAATATTATTGTTATTGCAGATAATGATGAGGCAGGCGGTAACATGAAAGATCGATTAATTGAAAGATTAGGTTCTCGTGTTAGCGTAATTCAGTTAGATAAACAATATAAAGATATAGGCGATATGGACGACACGTCAATTAAACAATTAGAATATCAGTTTGACAAGTCAATACTGTCTATGCTAAACTAAGATAACAAACAAGGAGAAAAAATGAGCGTAATTAAAGGACTCAAAGATATCAATGCCTTGCTCGACAAGCCAAAGTATGAAGGTACTGGACAAAAGGTTCGTTGGGTAAAGTTGGCTGATGGACAATCAGCAAAAATCCGATTCGTAGAAGAACTAGATTCGGACTCAGCAAACTATGCAGAGAGCCGTGGTTTATCTGTAGTAGTTGCAGAACACACTAATCCAAAAGATTATAAGCGTAAGGCTGCATGCACAATGGAAACAGAAGGTCGTTGTTTCGGTTGTGAAATGGCCAAGAAGGAACCGAAGTCTGGCTGGAGAGCACGTCTTCGTTTCTACTGCAATGTTTTGATTAATGATGGTCTTGAAGATCCATATATTGCTGTATGGTCTCAAGGCATTAGCAAGCAATCAGCATTTAATAATATTCGTGAATACGCACTTGACACAGGTAGCGTATCAAACCTTGAATGGAAGTTAAAGCGTAATGGTCAGGGTACTGAAACCAATTACACACTTCTTCCTACCAAGCCAGATTCAGAACCATTTAAGTGGGATGGTCTTGAATTCTTCAACCTAGAAAAGGTTGTTCGTGAGGTTCCATATCCAGAACAAGAATCATTCTATTTTGGATTTGACACACCTTCTGTTACTAGTACAAATATCGACTGGTAATAGATGTCTTACGTAGGCTTACACGTACACACCCATTACTCGTTATTTGACGGGATTGCTACTCCAGAAGAATACGTGAACCGTGCAGTTGAGTTAGGGATGCCAGCATTGGCAATCACTGACCACGGTACTTTATCTGGGCATAGGGAACTGCACCGTATTGCAAAAGCAAAGGGTATTAAGCCTATTCTCGGCGTAGAAGGCTATATGTGTTCTGATAGATTTGACACTAGAGATAAGTCTGAAAGAGATGGAGATCTAGATCTAGTCTATAACCATATAGTCCTTCTCGCCAAAAATAAAATTGGTTTGGAAAACCTAAACAAGATTAATGAGATTGCGTGGACAGAAGGATATTTCAAAAAGCCACGATTTGATTTTGAAACTTTAGAAAAATATTCAGAAGGCATTATTGTTACATCTGCTTGCCCAAGCAGTGTTTTGGTTAAGGCTTTGGAAAATAGTGAATTTGCTATAACCAAAAAATATATTGAATGGTTTAAAAAAGTATTTAAGGATGACTATTATATTGAGGTCATGCCACATAATGAGTCAGAAATCAACAAGCAACTGATTGCTCTGGCAGATGAGTATAAGATTAAGGTTGTTGTTACTCCAGACTGCCACCACAGCACAACAGATCAAAAAGAAATTCAAGAGTTTAAATTACTCTTAAATACACATGTCAAGATTGACAAAGAACACACTTTTGAAAAGTCCAAAAAGCATACCAACATGATGAAGCGTTTGGATTATTTGTATGGTGCTGACAGAGACATAACTTTTAATAAGTTTGATATTCATTTACTATCATACGAAGAAATAAAGGCTGCAATGGAAAAGCAGGGTATCGATAGACCAGATATTTATGCTAACACATTAGAGATTGCTAATAAGGTAGAGGATTACGATATACAAGAAGGCTTAAATCTTTTACCAGTTCAGTATAAGAATCCAGACAGAGAACTTGCAGAACTTGCTTTTGCTGGGCTTGAAGAAAAAAGATTAAACTCAAACTGGCTTGGTAACGATATATACGAACAAAGACTAGAAGAAGAGTTATCAGTTATTCGTGATAAAAAATTTGCTCCATACTTTCTTGTTGTAAGAAACATGATTAACTGGGCAAAGAAAGAAGGAATCATGGTAGGTCCAGGTCGTGGATCTGCTGCTGGTTCGTTGCTCTGCTACACACTTGGTATTACGGACATAGATCCTATTGAGCATGGACTTTTGTTCTTCCGTTTTATTAACCCAGAGCGTAATGACTTTCCAGATATTGATACAGATATTCAGGATTCTCGTCGTGAAGAAGTTAAAGATTATTTAGTTAGACAGTATCGACACGTTGCTTCTATTGCAACATTTCTTTCTTTTAAAGATAAGGGTGTTGTTCGAGATGTTGCACGTGTATTGAATATTCCACTACCAGATGTAAACAAAGTTTTAAAGTTAGTAGATAGTTGGGATGATTTCTGTAGTTCAAAAACAACGGAATGGTTTAGAGATAAATATCCAGAGGTGGAGGTATATGGTGAACAATTACGTGGTCGTATTAGAGGTACTGGCATTCACGCTGCTGGCGTTGTCACTAGCAAAGATCCTATTTTTAAATACGCACCAATGGAGACACGTAATTCTCCTGGTAGCGATGACCGTATTCCTGTCGTTGCTGTGGATATGGAAGAGGCTGAAAAGATTGGTCTCATCAAAATCGATGCACTTGGACTTAAAACTTTAAGTGTATTAAAAGATACATTAAATATTATTGAAGAAAGAGAAGGTAAAAAGATAGACCTTCTTTCTATTGATATGGATGATAAAAATGTTTATCAAATGCTTTCAGATGGATATACCAAAGGCGTATTCCAGTGTGAAGCAACACCATACACCAACCTACTCATTAAAATGGGTGTAAAGAATTTGGCAGAACTTGCTGCATCAAATGCTCTGGTACGTCCAGGTGCAATGAATACAATTGGAAAAGATTATATTGAACGCAAGCATGGTCGTCAAAACATTGACTATAAACATCAGGTATTAAAAGAGTTTACAGAAGATACCTATGGTTGTATTTTATATCAAGAACAGGTTATGCAGGCATGCGTTGAACTTGGTGGTATGTCAATGTCAGAAGCAGATAAAGTTAGAAAAATTATTGGAAAGAAGAAAGATGCAAAAGAATTTAACGCCTTCCAAGATCGTTTCGTTACTGGTGCTAGTAAGTATATTAGTCCTAATAACGCTCTTGACCTATGGCATGATTTCGAAGCCCACGCAGGATATTCTTTTAACAAGTCACATGCAGTGGCCTACTCAACCCTCTCCTATTGGACAGCATGGTTGAAATATTACTATCCACTTGAGTTTATGTACTCAATACTAAAGAACGAAAAGGATAAAGATGCGAGGACTGAATATCTTATTGAAGCAAAGAGAATGGGGATCAGCATTAAACTACCTCATATTAATGATTCAGATATTGATTTTAAAATTGAGGGTAAGGGTATACGATTTGGTCTTTCTGGTATTAAGTACATATCAGATAAAATTGCTGAGAGGTATATCTCTGCTAGGCCTTTCAATTCGTATTCTGAACTTGAGGAGTTTACTTTTACTAAGGGAAACGGAGTTAACAGCCGTGCTCTTCAAGCATTACGTGTTGTCGGTGCAGCAACATTTAGTGACAACCCAAGAAATGACGAAGAGATTAAAGAAAACCTCTACGAATATTTAAACTTACCAGAATTTAATTTGACAGTTCCATCTCACTATCATGCATTTATTACACCTGTAGAAGATTATGAAGAAAAGGGATCTTTTATTATGATGGGCATGATAAAAGGAATTAAGAGAGCAAAGGGATGGTCAAGAGTTGAACTGCTAGATAAAACTGGTAGCACTGGTATTTTTGATGATGAGCAGACAACTATTGAGGCAGGCAAGACGTATATCTTACTTGCTAATGACAACAGGGTTGTTTCTGCAGTACCAATTGAAGAAATTAAAACATCTGACAATGCATTAATTAAGTTTTTAAATTATAGAATGTTGCCATATAAAGATGAAGAGATGTTCGTGGTATCATTTAAACCACGTGTTACAAAAACTGGCAAGAAGATGGCATCCCTCACAGTTGCGGATGCATCTAGAGACTTACATTCTGTTACTGTATTTCCTACCGCATTTGCTAAAGCATATATGAAAATACAAGAAGGAAATGTTTATAAGTTTGATTTTGGCAAGACAAAAGATGGAACGGTTATATTGGAGGATATAAATGCTTGATGATTTAGCAGAACAATTACACGAAACGGCAGTAGCAAAAGGTTTTTGGCCTAATGAAACTGATGATATTTTTATTGCAAAACAATGTATGATGATTGTATCAGAGGTCACAGAACTTATGGAAGCAATTCGTAAGGACAAGGGAGAAGAAGAGATTGCAATGGAAACTGCAGATATCTTTATTCGTACACTAGATCTATATGCTGGTCTTGTACAGGCAGGGTATACCACAGTCTCCCTTGACTATGCTTTACAGGAAAAGGCTAACATTAATAAAGATCGTCCACAGAAGCATGGGGTAAGATTCTAATGTCAGTAACAGTAGAAGAAGTACTAGCAAACTTAAATCCTAAGTTACGTAAAAATATTCTTGTAGGCGATGCTGTGCCTAAGACAGAGTTTGCTGCCACACCAAGTTTTGGACTAAATCGTGCTTTGGGTGGTGGCTTACCGTATGGAAGGCAGGTACTTATCTGGGGATCTAAATCATCTGCCAAGTCCTCACTCTGTCTACAAATGATTGCACAGGCCCAACAGGAGGATAAGATTTGTGCATGGATCGATGCAGAGATGTCTTATGATAAGACTTGGGCTGAAAGATTAGGCGTAGATACTACTAAACTGATTTATTCTCAAGCAAGAACAATTAATGAGATGGTAGATGTGGGTGTACAATTGATGGAGGCTGGGGTTGATATGATTGTCGTTGACTCAATTACATCTCTACTTCCAGCAATCTATTTTGAAAAGGATTCTGATGAACTCAAGCAACTGGAGAATACCAAGCAAATTGGAGCGGAATCTAGAGACTTTAGCAATGCATGGAAAATGCTTAACTATGCTAACAATAAAGTTAAGCCTACTTTGCTTGTCCTTATTAGCCAGTCTCGCAATAATATTAATGCTATGTATACTAGCCAGCAGCCTACTGGTGGTCAGGCTACTAAGTTTTATTCTTCTACGGTTATTAAATTATTTTCGTCAGAATCAGAAAACCAAGCATTGAAGGGAAAAATACATGTTGGTGACAAACTTATTGAAGAAAAGATTGGTCGCAAAGTTAGATGGGAATTACAGTTTTCGAAAACTTCTCCTGCTTTTCAGTCTGGTGAATATGATTTCTATTTTAGAGGTGATTCTATTGGGATTGACACTATCGGCGATCTTTGTGATACTGCTGAATCACTTGGCATAATCAATAGAACTGGAGCATGGTACCAGTTTGATGATGGAACAAAAGTTCAGGGTAGAGAAGGATTTATTAATCGTGTCAAAGAAGATTTAGATCTTCAGGAACAGATTAAAGGAAAGATCTCATAATGAAACCATATATTGTAAGAAATGTTTTATCAGAAGAACAAGTTGCTCTATTAAAATCATTTATTGAAAGAGAGCAGAATTCTCGTGAGACAGTATACCTAGATGATCCAGGATACCTAGAAGGACAAAATACTAAAACTGTAGTGCATAAATTTATGGGTCGTTTAGATGTTGAGCAATTAAATATACCAAAATCTATTATGCCTTCTATTCAAAAAATAGCAGATGACTTAGATGGCACTAATCATCATTCCATAAAGGCTCATGGAATTATGGCGGTAGAGTATTCTGGAAAATATGGTAGGCCAGTTTTAAGATCACACAAGGATGGCGGAGATTCATCCTTGATGATTAATTATCAACTAGAATCAAATACCAGTTGGGATTTATGTATAGATGATGAAATTTATACTTTAGGAGATAATGATGCGCTAGTAATGGATCCAGTAAGACAGTTGCACTCTAGGGTAGACAAAACTTTTGCAGAGGGTGAATTTCTTAAGATGGTATTTTTTAGATTTGGTTCAGGTGCTTAGTGGCATCCTATACAGTTTATTCTGGCAAGTTTGTATGCCACACATGCAAGATGGAAGTACCAACATTAAGACTCTATGCTGATACAAAAGAGGCAACTTGGATGTGCAAAGAAAAGCATTTGAGCAAAGTTTCTTTTGCAAAAAGAAAGAAAAAGGATTATGAGCGAACAGACGGAGAGTAAAAGAATTGGTGCCAAGCCACATAAAAACTCTGGCAGAAATACTAAAAAAGGTGATGCCACATGGCATAACTTTACTGTAGATTTTAAAGAATACCCAAAAGGATTTACAGTAAATAAAGATAATTGGGCCAAGGCCGTTACTGATGCGATTCGGAATGGTAATGATCCAGCAATTTTTGTGGTGCTGGGCGAGGGTAATGCAAAGGTAAGACTAGCAATTATAGAATTAGAGATGTTAGAACAACTGATTGATGCTGTATAATAGAGTAGTAACTAGGAGAAAAAATGAGATACGATATACCAAATGTAGTAGTAGATAATGTTTTTACAGAAGAAGAGATTGGTCAGATAAAGGAGTCCGTTGTTGCAAGCACTGGCTCCGCATTTGTGGCTCCACACTGTCAATTAAATAATTTTATACAACTCCCACAGAATATTGTAGATAAATTAACACATTATGCAATAGTTATCAGTGGCAATGAAAATATTGTTTTGACTGAATACTGTCATGCAATATACAAGAATACTGAAAAGGATGGGGTAAAGTTCCGTCCATCATTATTCCCACATTATGATGAAACTTTCAAAGAATCCAAATTCACGTTTGACTATCAACTAGATGGAAACGTTGACTGGAACATTGTCGTTGAGCATAGAGCACTACCTCTATTAAATAATCAGGCAGCAACATTTTCTGGTACACATCAAATTCATTGGAGAGAACCAAAAGAATTCTCCGATGACCAATATGTAGAAATGATATTCTGTCATTTCACAGATCCAACATTGCCACCAAAAGATGAGGCTACAAAGAAGTTTGTAGATGCAAAAGCAAAATTGTACAAGGATTGGTATTTTGCAAACGGAGGGTTCTCGAATGAGAAAACTGCATGATTACCTTACTGGATTTGACAAATACAATAAGCCCTTGCCATTCTATGTAGATAATCTTTTTTCTGTTGAGCAGGTAAATAGTTTAAGAAATCTAATTGAAGAAAATCGAAAGATTGAGCCATTTGTTATTGGGGATAGAATTGAAGATGGCTACATTCGAACATCTGATTTCAGAAGTCGGTATCAGCCAAAGATTGCAAGAAACATGTCTAGAATGCTAATTGAATTTGATATGCCTAAAGACTGTGAAGATACCTTGGACAGTATTGCAAAGCCTCTTTATAACGGAGACGTTGCATTATGCCACTACAACTATATTGATTATAATCGCAAGTGGGGTTACGGAGATAATAATCCATCCCTACCACCACATCTAGATGCAGATGAAAATTTAATTACAGTGAATTATTGCCTAGATTCAAATATTGAATGGGATCTTTATGTTGGCAATTGGAATGATACGAGCAACTTTACCAAGTATACGTTGACTCCTGGACAAACGATTGTCTTCAGTGCAGTTAATCAAATACATTGGAGACCAAAACGTAAATTTAAAAATGATGAATTTTGTGAAATTATTAGTATGGATTATTGCCCTACAGATAATTATAGATTTACTGGTGAAGATAATCCTATTGATCCAGAGAAATCACCACAAGAACGCAAAAAGTATTTAGATGAACTACAATCACGGCCAGATATGATGGCAGCATTTAAGTTATGGAATGACGAAGGCATGTTAGATGGAATAGATATGAGGTCAATGTAATGACAATTGAAGCACCAAGTAAGACCACCCTTGAGATGGTGAATGGACTTGCAGAAGTTGCAGAGTTTATGGAAGACGAAGAATTAACTACAGCCCTAACCTTTATTGCTAAGTTAATTATTAAACCAGATATCCCAATCAATACTGCTACAATTGAGATAGTAAGGTTACAGGCTATCGCAGCAAAAATGGCTTTTAAAGCAACATGGATGACTAATGTAGATAAAGGAGATAGAGCAAAAAAGAATATTTATTATACAGCAGCCGAATCAATTAATGATTTGGTTTCTGCTCTTAAATATATTACTCGATAATAAAAATGACAAAAAATCTATTAAAACAAGTAATGATTAAATCAGAACCTAAGAAAACAAGTTCCGATACAGACTTTACAGAAGGGCTAGTTGATGCAATCAATTCTGGCTATACTGCAAAAATTAAGCCACGTTTTCAAAAGAAGACAACCTTTGCTCCGTCAACACTAACTTATGGTGCTGGCGAATGTGCAAGGTATTGGTATTTAGCATTTGAGGGAGCAATCTTTCATGATAATGCAGATGCATATGGTGTAGCCAATAGAACAAGCGGAACACTCAGTCATGACAGAATTCAAGATGCTATTATGGATGCTGGTCTTTTAGATGAAACGATGGAGTTTGATCCAGAGCCAAGCAAATACAAGACACAGAAGCACCCTGCTCTTGAGTTTAGAATTAAATATCAAGATCCACCTATTTCTGGTTACGGGGATGCGATGTTGAACTATAATGGCAATACTATTCTTGGTGAAATTAAAACAATGCCAAACGAAGGCTTTGAATACAAGAAAGCAAGTAGAAAACCAAAAGATGGACACCTAATGCAACTTATTATGTATATGAAGATACTTAAAAAGGATTTGGGTGCTTTGATTTACGAGAATAAAAATAATCATGAACTAATGGTTATTCCTGTTCAAGTAAGTGATCATTACCGCAGGTGGGTAGACCAAGCGTTTGATTGGATGAGAACGGTTCGGAAGTCTTGGGAGAACAAAGAACTTCCACAAAAAACATATCGTGCAAACTCAAAAATTTGCAAGGTATGTCCGATTCAGAAGGCATGCGCTGAGGCCGAAACAGGGGTAGTTAAAATTAAACCTCTGGAGTTGTTAGGGAATGAAGCATTGTAACTGGTGTGATACTGAATTCTTTACAGCAATAACCTATCAGGTATATTGCTCAGATGAGTGTAGGGCTGCTGCTACAAAACAAAAAATAGCGCAGCGTTACCTCATTACAAGAAGACAAAAAAGAAAAGGCAAGGATCGTAAATGCAAGTCATGTGGGTCACCGCTATCTATATATAATGATGACCCACTATGCATTAAGTGTAGCGTTAATCCAAATGAAGTACTAAAGGCTTTAAAACAGATTAAGGGAAATAGCAAATGAAACAAATGCCATCCAAATTTGTATCTATTGATGCAAGTACTAATAGTCTTGCTTTTTGTCTTTTTGTTTTTGGCAAAATAGAATTAGTTGGAAAAATAAATTTTGATGGCAAAGATATCTATCAAAAATGTATTGATGCATCACAAAAGGTTCAGGCCTTTTTTAAAAATCCATTATTTGATAATACTGAGCATTTGATTATTGAGCATACGGTTTTTATGAATAGCCCTAAAACCGCTGCTGATCTTGCTTTGGTTCAAGGTGCAATTATTGGTTCTGCTGGAGTTGTTGGAATCAAGGGTATCGGTAAGGTATCCCCAATCACATGGCAAAACTACTTAGGAAATAAAAGATTAACCAAAGAGGAACAGTTGGTACTAAGACAACAGAACCCTGGAAAATCAGATTCTTGGTATAAAAGTTTTGAAAGAGATTATAGAAAAAAAAGAACTATTAAATTGATAGATGTTATTTATGATAAAACCATAGATGATTATGATGTAGCGGATGCGTGTGGCATAGGTCATTGGGCATTGAACAATTGGGAAAAGGCTCTTGCATGACTAATAGACAACCATTTAGTTTTCCAGAAGAAGACGAGCCAGTATTCTTAGTTGTAAAAACAAAAGCACCCACAAAATGGATTTTAATTGACAGGGAAACTGGCCAGGTATACGAGGGAAACAAAAATGGATATTGGGATAAATTAAAACAGATGGAACGAGTTGACAAAAAAGAAGATGAGTGCTAGACTATATACAAACGAAGCATGGCTTAAAAAACGTTTTATTGTGGATAAAAAAACTCCACAAGAAATTGCCAAAGAGTGTGGAGCAAGTGTAGAAACTATCTACGCATATTTGGCTAAATTCAAATTAAGAAAGAGCAGACGATGACAGATAAATTTAACATTACGGTAGATCAGGTTAACCACCCATTACATTATACTAGCGATCCATCTGGAGTTGAGTGTATTCAAATTACTAGACATCGCAATTTTAATATTGGTAATGCTTTTAAATATCTTTGGAGAGCAGGACTCAAAGATGATAAGAAACAAATTGAAGATTTACAGAAAGCAATCTTCTATATTAAGGATGAGATAGAAAGATTACAGAATGCCTGATATTTTTGATACCGATAGTGGTTCTGTCTACAGAGTAATAGCCTTCCCCTTCAAGAAAGACTTTCCCAAAATACAGGCACACCCATATCTACATGATCCCAAAATTAGATTAAATAAACATAAATATAGGTCAGATGATTTTACTACAGAGCATGCTGGACTTCATATTTTGTTTGCTGGATGCTCTAATACTTTTGGGGATGGTTTAGAAGAGCATGAGATTTGGGCAAAAAGACTTTATGACAAAATTCATCACAAAGAAAATACTTCTGGATTTTTTAATATAGGTGCACCTGGATTAGGCATTCTTGCTATTGTTTTTAATATTTATAAATATATTGAATCATTTGGCAAACCAAATGTAATCTTTATTAATTTCCCAGTATCAAGAAGATTCCTTTCATTTGATACAACAATACAAAAACATATTTATGTTAATATTCATGAGCCAGAAGAAATCTCAGAAGAACTCTGGCATACGATTCCATTAATAGAATATCAATATATTTTTATGCTAGAAAGATATTGTAAGTCAAATAATATTAATTTAATTTATGGCACATGGGCACCTCGTTCTAATTTTAATCATTATCAAGATTTAAACTGTTATGTCAATATTCTAGACGATGACATGGTTGCCAAATATGTAATAGAAAATCCAGATGATGAATATGCAATGAATGCTAGAGATGGCCATCATTATGGAAATGGATACCACACGGTATGGGCCGAAATAATGTATAATAGATATATGGAAAAGAGTTCAAAGTGACAGCAGAAGAAGATCTGGTCAAGCATTTAGATCAAGTCAATGATGTAGTTTCTGAGTACCTAAAGGGAAATGATCCAACACAAATTTCTAAAGACTTGGCTATTCCACGCACACGGGTAGTTGCGTACATTGATGAATGGAAGCAAATGGCTTCTGATAATGCTGTCATCAGAGCAAGAGCAAAAGAAGCATTGGTAGGTGCTGATGCACATTATAGTAAATTGATAACAAAATCATATGAAGTTATTGATGAAGCGTCTATGACTAATAATCTTGGAGCAAAAACCGCAGCCATTAAACTTGTTATGGATATCGAATCTAAGCGTATTGATATGCTACAAAAAGCAGGACTACTTGAAAATAAGGAACTTGCAGAAGAAATGGTTGAGATTGAAAGACGACAGGAAATCCTTGTTGGAATTCTAAAAGATATTGCATCTGAGTATCCAGAGGTTCGTGATGATATTATGCGTAGGTTATCTGCTATTGCAAAAGAAAATGAAGTGATTACGGTGGTTAATGGAGTTCAATGATTTTTTATTGGCACTTCAAGACGATCATTTTGAAGAAGTACCAGTAGATGTAAAAACATTTGTAGAGTCACCAGACTATCTTGCACAACCTGGATTATCAGATATTCAGTATGATATCGTGCAAGCAATGAGCCAGGTTTATAAAAAAGAAGATTTGATGTCCTTGCTTGGTGAAGAAGAAGGTGCACGTTATTATGATAAGTATACAAAAAATGAAATTATTCTACAACTAGGAAAAGGCTCTGGTAAGGATTTTACTTCTACAGTTGGTTGTGCTTATACTGTTTATAAGTTGCTCTGCCTTAAAGATCCAGCACGGTACTATGGAAAACCTTCTGGAGATGCCATCGATATTATTAACGTTGCTATTAACGCTCAACAGGCTAAGAACGTTTTCTTTAAAGGCTTTAAAACAAAGATTGAAAAATCTCCATGGTTTGCTGGTAAGTTTAATGCAAAGGCAGACTCTATTGAATTTGACAAATCTATTACAGTTTACTCAGGTCACTCAGAACGTGAATCACATGAGGGTTTGAACCTTATTATGGCAGTGCTTGATGAGATTTCTGGTTTTGCTCAGGAGATTGGAACGGGTAACGATCAAGGTAAGACTGCAGATAATATCTATAAAGCATTCCGTGCTTCTGTGGATTCTCGTTTTCCAGATTTGGGAAAGGTAGCCCTATTGTCATTTCCAAGATATCAGGGAGACTTTATTTCTGAAAGATATGATGCTGTAATTGCTGATAAAGAAACGATAACTAAGACACATAGATTTATTATTAATCCACTTTTGCCAGAAGATGATCCAGAGAATTGGTTTGAAATTTCATGGGATGAAGATCACATCAAATCATACAGATATCCTGGTGTGTTTGCTCTTAAGAGACCAACATGGGAAGTCAACCCCACAAGAAAAGTTGATGATTTTAAAATCGCATTCTTAACTGACATGGGTGATGCAATGCAACGTTTTGCTTGCGTACCAACTTTTGCTTCTGACGCATTCTTCAAACAGGCAGACAAAGTTAGAGCATGTATGACAGCACGAAATCCATTAGATCAATTTAGAAGATTTGAAGAAACATTTGTTCCAGATCCAAATAAAATTTATTATGTACATGCTGACCTTGCACAAAAGCATGACAAGTGTGCGGTTGCTATTGCACACGTGGAAAAGTGGGTAAATGTGCAGGTATTAAAAGATTACCAGCAGGTATCTCCAATAGTAATTGTAGATGCCGTAGCATGGTGGGAACCAAAGGTAGAAGGTCCAGTGAATCTTTCAGAGGTAAAACAATGGATACAAAACCTTCGAAGACTTGGTTTTAATATTGGATTGGTATCGTTTGACCGTTGGCAATCGTTCGATATTCAAAATGAACTCCAATCCGTAGGAATGAGAACTGATACTGTTTCTGTTGCTAAGAAACATTATGAGGATATGGCCATGCTAGTTTACGAAGAGCGACTAGTTATGCCAGCAATTGAACTATTGTTCAATGAGTTAACAGAACTCAAAATCATGAAAAATGATAAAGTTGATCACCCCCGTAAAAAATCTAAGGATTTGGCAGATGCTGTCTGTGGTGCTATTTTTGGAGCAATCTCCTATACCCCAAAATATCAAGATGTGGTTGTAGAGATTCACACCTTCAAAGATAGACCCAAAGTTGACAAGCAGCCAGATGGTGTGATACAATTTAAACCTACTCGTAAAGATTCAGACATCGATAATGATGATGATTTTATGGATAGATTAAAAACAATATAAATATAAATATAAGGAGAAATGAATGAATTCATTTAAGAAAATCGCCCTAGCCGTGGTTGCAGCCATGACTACCGCAACAATCGTGGCAACGCCTGCAAGTGCTGCCGTAATGACAGTCGCTGTATCACTTGACGGAACTGCTAATACAACAGCATCCGCACTTGCTACGCCTGCATCATTGCCAGTCCCAGCAGATAACACAGTTGATGCTGCTGATGCACTAAAGTTTGTTGCAACAGTTGATACAGGAACAAACGTTTCTGTTGTAGCAACAAATGCAACAATCGTATCAGCACTACACACATCTGCTGCACCAGTATCTGCATCTTCAGGATCATCATCTTTGACGATTGCAACTGGAACAGGAACAACCGCAACATTTTATGTCTATACAAAGACAACAGCAATTGGTACAGTTGCTATCACAAATGGCGGAACAACACTAACATATTATGTACAGGGAACTGC